TTATTCAAACGCCTTTCTGAAACGCTCCATAAGCGATCCGCCACGATTTAAGCGCGCCTTAACCGTCCAAGCCGCCTTCCTAAACCCAGCGTATAGGTAATCGTCGAAACGCTTAATTTCGTGCGATTTCGCTTTCATAATCGTTGCGTGCCACGCTTCAACGAAAGGCGCCGCATGATCTTCGAGTCGTATCGTTCTGTCTACGCTTGCCTTAGCGCGAAGTAAAATTCCGTAGTATTTATAAATCTTTTCGGCGTCAAAGTAACGAGACATTGCGTTGTAGATTTCGTTAGGCAACGCGCCTTTTAACGCTTCAGCCGGTACAGCCGCCGTATCTAATACGTTATTTTGGTTTTTAGAACGCTTAATTAAATCCGATGGTTCGTTTTTCGTTTTCGGTGCCTCAACCGTTGATTCCGTAGGCTTTTCGGCTTGTCCGCGATTGGACATTGTCGACTGGTCATTCTCGGACAAAAGCGCGTCCTTCGGGTTTTCTTCTCCGCTTCCAACCGGCAGGATCACGATTATGTTCGCGCCTTTGCCTCCGTTTATCTTCCGCGTCGTGGCGACCTTCTTTACGATGCCGAGCCCCGCTAATTTATTCAGTGCCCGCCGCGCCGTCTTAATGGATTTATCGATGAGCCCCGCCAACGTTTCCGCTTTAAGATGCGCTGCCCCGCTAAACTTAACCGCGTACCTTGCGATCATCTTAAGCGCCTGGCGTTCCGTATCGTTAAGCTCGTATGTATTGCGCTTGATATGTTCGTAAACAGCTTCGTTAAGTTGAGCCGTCGAGTCGAACGTTTGGTGTTCCGCTAAGTAATGCATATCGCTACCCCCATATCGTTATGTCGTTATTTTGATTATAGATATTGTTATAACGGTATGTCAATATTTTTATTTACACGATAGCGATATTTCGTTATAATTAACGTATCAGAAAACGGAGGCGATTCGATTGGAACTCTACGTTAAATTGGACGAGATATTAGAAGCCTGCGGATGGACCCGCAAGAAGCTCGCAGAAGAAACGCAGCTTAGGCCGAACGTTATCAGCGAAATCTGCAACCACCAGCGCACAACCTATAATCGTGAGCATATCGGACGGATTGCGAAAGTTCTCGGCATTACGGATATGAACGAATTGTTTGAGTTTCGCGATTAAGCCCACGATTAATTCGCGGGCGTTTTCTCTTTCGGCTTTGTTATCGACTGAATAAACGCGGTAAAGGTCGGCGCCTGGAATACCTTAAACGGAAACGAAGGTAGCCCGTATCGCGTATCCGATAGGATCAGTACGTGCGGAAACAATATCCGCTCGGGATTCTGCCACGGTTCCAGCGCGATAATACCCGACTGGAAGAACGCTTCGTATCGTTCTAGCTTTTCGCGCATCTGCTTTTCCGAATAGACCGACCGCTGCACCTCGATAAAGAAAGGCGTTCGCCGATATAGCGCAAATATGTCCGGCTCGACCGTTCCCTTTTCGCCGTACTTCGGCTCCACCAAGAACGACTCCAACGACTGGCCTCGCATCTCTTTATAAACGTTACCTATCGCAAGAAAATGATCGATCTTGGCGCTGTTCTTTTTCATCGTCGTTTCGCCGCCAAAGTAAACGTAAGGCTGGCGCGCCGTCGATCGCTGAATATGTCCGTCCCTAAGTAAACGTAGCAGAACGTTATTGGCTGCGTATTTTGGTCTGCGCAAATTTCCGAAATGTAATTCGGCAATCGTATCGCGATCCATTACGCGAAATTTATTAAGATCCGCAATTATCGCTTTATCTCGGTTAGTAAGGGCCATCGATAAACACGTCCTTTTCCGTTAAGGTTTCCGGCTCGGCTGCCGGTGGCGTTACGTCTTTGATCGGTGATTTCATTACGCAATATGGATTAAGCAGCGCCTTCGCTTCGTTCATTTCGAGATACGGCGCCTGTAGTTCGTAGGTTTTGTCGGCCGCCATTATGAACCGCCCGCTTACGTCCAGCTTCTCGGCGCCCGGCGTATTGACGATTCGGGCCTCCGTTATATCACGCAGCTTAAAGCCCATGCTTACTGTTAGATTCGCGCGGATAGTCGTATCAAGCGTTTTGGCATTCGGCCGCTGCATCGAAAGAATCGCAAATACTCCAAGCGTCCGGCCTATCGCAACGAGCTCAGCTAATACGTCCATGATCTCGGCGTCTTTTCTTAATAGAAGAAACTCGTCAATGCAAACGACTATATACGGTCGGCGTTGGTCATCCGGGAGCTCATCGATATGGCTTATTTCGAATTGCTCCGTTAGATTACTGCGCTCATCTAGTTCGCGTTTTATGCTTCGTAACATTCTTCGTATGTCTTCCGCGCTCGTTAAAACGCACTGTACGTGTTCTACTTTCCGGAATACGTGGAACTCCGATTTTTTACAGTCCGCCAGGTATAACTGTAGCCGGTCGGGCCGGTTCTGTTTTATCAGCGTTGTAAGGATCGACCGTAGTTGCGTTGACTTTCCGCTTCCCGTTTCGCCCGCAATAAGAATATGCGGCTGCGTCAATAAATCGAAGCTAACGTATCGGCCATGACGATCTTTTCCCGCTATAATACCGAGCTTGTGGCGTTCTATGACCGGCTGGATCTCCGCAAAGTCATAACGCAATACGGCCGGCATCTCAGCGCTGTAAACCGTGAGCACATACCGCTTTAGGTCGCCGCTTAGCTCAACGTTACGTCCGAATACTTGTCGGAACACAAATTCCTTTTTCGCGATTTCTTTCGGATCCATTCCGTTTAAAAGCGTAAAGACATATCGCGTTCTTTCTTCGTTAATATCAACGTCATGAATTTTCGGATATCGGCGCGCTTCTTTTCCGTTAGACAAGCGTTTGGCTACGTACAAGCTGGCGGCATCAAAGGCGTACTTCAGCGTGTTTTTGGCGTGTAAGTTACGTAAGAACCGTTTCATATCGCATTCAAAAAACGCAGTAGCAACACGGCATACCCCGCAGGCAAAATGAACCGTAGGAGCCCGCTTACTGCGTCCCCTATATACGCAAATTTGCCGCCGAACAAGCGTCCTTCTAGCCAAGCCGCTCCGATACAGACCAAGCCTGCGCCACCTACTAACGCGTACAAGCCGACTACCTCCGGAGACATATCGAAAAATCCTGCTGCTGTGAATCCGCCGGGCACGAACGAAAATGCTCGCGTGAGTCCCTCCCTGTCGTTCCTTCGTCTCGCTTCGCTCATCTCTCTCACTCCTTAACAAATTTCGTAAACGGATTCGTTACTGGCATTAAACGCGATAAAGTGCGGTAGGTTAACACGGTAATAACCGTTACGGAAGTCGTCGCTAAGTGCGGTAACCTTTTTGCAACTCTACCGAACCTACCCGCACCCTACCGTTTAGCTGCCGTGTAGTTGCCGTTTAATAAACGTTACGCGATACGGATCGTCCAATATCACAGTTTTTTGCCCGCGTTTAACTTTCCGATTTTTTGGACACGCTGATTTTAGGAGGTGTTGTCCGATGTTTGGACTAGGTAAACGACGCAGCCGATTCGGCCGTTTTTTAGATCGAGAAGGAATCGCGCAGGAAGAAGTTCGCCAAAAGGCCGGCATAGGTCACGGCACAATGACGAACATGTGTAATGATCGCGATTATGCGCCGCGTATTTCAACGTGGGTAAAAGTACAGCGTGCTTTAAGGTCGCTGGGTTACGAAGTCGATCGAGAGGATTATTTTGACTGTTGATAACCGAACAAACATTCGCATATAATAAATGCGGAGGTGTTCGCCATGGAGATCGAGGATAAACGGTGGGCGATGCGCATTATATTACCGGAGCACAGAGCCGACCTAGCGCGCCAAGCCGAAGAGAAACGGAAGGTTGAGAAGCCGCAGATAGATGCGCAGCAGATTGAGGATATGGAAATAACGGTCGCTGAGTCGATGGAGTTCGGTGCGCCGCTTGCATTCGAGCTTTACGACGATGGGTACATACGAGAAGTAATTGGCGCAGTACATTACGTGGACCACATACGGAAGGAATTTCGTGTGAAGGACGAACGAGGCGATACTAATTTCGTGAGGTTTGCGGATATCATAAACGTAAAAAACGCCCCATCCGGTTAAGGACGGGGCTGGTTTCGTTAGCCGACGTTTTTTACCCAGTCGACCGCTATATTCTGTTTGCAGCGTCGGCAGCTATCGTTAATCTTTCCGCTCGTTACGAAGTTTTTATCGTGGCCGCAATTCGGGCAAGAATACCGTGCGCCTCCTAACGTGATTGCGAAAAACGGAAGACTGAAGAAGGCGAGTCCTAAGCCCGGGAGGATACCGATAATTGTGAGACATAAGAGTACCGAAATCAACATTATAAACGATCCAACGCACAAACTGATAATCCTACCAAAGCCGAACTTTTTCTTCGCCACAGTCACCGTTTTATATTCCACGTTAATTCACCCGTCCTTTAAATGAGTTAGTAAAATTATACTACGGCGCCAAACTTATCCGCAATGAGTTTTTATGTACGCGAGCACCTACGTTATCATACGTAAGCACTCGCTAAAGGTTTCGTTATTATTTCGTTGTACCTTCGCGTTTTGCTCCGAGTTCAAAAAGACCTGTCGCAGCTAATCCCGCAAAACCGCCAGCCCATAACCGCAACACCAAGTCGAGGTCGGTAAACGGATAGGCAACCGCGCCCAGACCGATGCCGATTACGAAACTTAACGCCGGGATTACATTAGTCGGAAGCTTAACCGTTTTCTTTACGAGTTGAACAAGCGCCGTTAGGATTGGCGCCAGTACAGTCGCGAAAATTAATACGTCTTGCATAGTATCGTCTCCTTTATCGTTTACTTTACCGTAGCACCCGTTGATTTCGCAGCATAGATGTTTACCTTTCCGAACTGATCCGTCTTGATCGTATATACATCAGTTTGTGGGTTCGCAAGGACTTCGTACTTCAGACCGCCGAACTTCTTAGGACGCAATGAGCCGCATTCGTTCCCTTTAACCGGCGCTTTATTGGTCGGATAGATGCGCCATGAATCGGCAGAAGCCGGAAGATATACGTATTTCTTACCGCTGGATGACCGCTTAGAAGAGCCGCCTTTAAGCTTCAGCACCTGACCGACGGAGATTTTATTCGCGTTTTTGATGCCGTTATACGATTGAAGCTTCTCCATACTTACGCCTGTTTTTTGCGCGATTTCGGACAGTGTGTCGCCTTTCTTAACGGTATATGTCGAGCCGGAAGTCTTAGGCGCTGAAGATGACGGTTTAGACGTTTTACCGCCGAGCGCTTTAAGTTCCGCCGCGATGGCCGCTTTTACCGATTCCCAACGTCCTTCAGCAAGGACACGGTGCGGACAATACTTACCGGACCAATCCTGATGCTTACGGACGCGATCAACGCCCCAGCCGCGCTCTTTTAGTAATTGCGCGATAAATTTAATCGCAAGCTTTTCGGCCGCTTTATACTTGGCACCGCCGGACTTCGAATAGCAAACCTCTACGCCGATGGACGTACGGTTTCCGGAATTTACACCGCTACCGTCTCCGCAATGGAATGCGTTACGGTTCGTCGGAATCCCTTGTACGACTTCCTTATCGTCCACCGCGAAATGAAAGCTTGTTGCACTTGTGTTTCCGATCATATACGAAACCTCATTCGCTGCCGGTGCGTCATTCCACGTATTATGGAACGTAATGTACTTCGCGTTCATGGAATACGGACATTTTAATTCGACCTTACTTTCCGCCACCAAATTCTTACGTACTGAAATCGCCATTTTATCGTCTCCTTTCGAAATTAAAAAAGCCCGCCGGGACTCTCACCTGACGGGCGTACTTCGTTTATTTACGTAAAAAGCGCGATACCTACCGTAAGTAACATCCCTACTACGGTCAGCATCACGCCCCATACCCATTTCGTATTTGCTTTCATATCCGCTATATCTGCGCGATTCTCTTTCGCCATCGCTAAAGCTTCGTCAGATTTTTCGTCAGCCCGCTCAGCTTTCGTTTTGACTTCGTTAAAGAAATCGACTTTCGTATCTATGCGTACAAGCCATTCGCGAATGTCCGCAATCCTATCGTTGAGCTCGTTGTTACTCGGCTCCGGCATCGGGCCGCCTCCTTTTCGTTATTTACTCAGCCCCAGCAGATCCGTCAGTAGCCTCAGAAGGCTCTTCGCTGGGAGGCGTGTTGGGATCATACGGTTCTCCGGTAATTTCTTCGTATTGTTCCGGTGTGATGCGACCGACCGCAACAACATCATAAACTTGTTTTTTCGTCCAACGACCTGTTTCATAAAACCCCTTGATGTACGTGAACCAATCTATCACATTACGCCCCTCCCATCGCAATTAGATAGTATAGATCTGCGACCTGTTGAGACAGGACTTCTATTTCGCTCGGCTTCGGCGCAGGCGGTTTCACACTGTCGATATATTCTTGCGTTGCCGACTCAATCCAAACGCCTTTTTTCGGATCATACTTCGGATCGTAAAGCCCAGCGGGAATTAAAGCTGTTGTACAATTAGGCGGCAGTTCCTCGCCTTCCTCCGTATTTATTTCGATATCGGCTTCACCGTCATATTTGAAATTATCATCATAGAAAAGGACGTGCATATTCATCGCCTCCATTACCATAGTGGAATTCCGATGTTAAATGAGACTCGCGACACGCTTGAGTTATCGTTTGCCGTCATACCATCGTATCTTAAATCGCCATCAGTCGTTAGGGAGAATCGAGCAGTTCCGTAAGATCCGATCGTCGGTACAACAAAGTCGACCAACTGCGTCGGTTTATTCGTGAATTTCGCGACAGATGTTCCGACAGCAGGAAGTGTTCCAAATGACCCCCGTAACCATAGAACGTTATTGCTGACGGAGAATTTGAACGGATAAACCGAATCCTGTTTCGCTCCGTTTATAAGGGTTACGTTATTCCATATCGGCGATAAGTCAGACGAAGTTAAAACGCGACGCCACCCTTGCCATCCTGTGTCCATATTTAAATAATTCGTAAACATGTTATTTTGCCAATCAACCGCTATAACGTAGCCAAACGTACCTAACCCATTACTATCGGTTGCAGTCATATGAAAAAATCCTCGTGTAGAGTTGGCAGAAGGTGCGTTTGTTGCCTTACCTGTGGAATAAAAAGTGCCGAACCGTCTCCCGCTCTGAGTAATCTTCGTATAAAAATCGTCAGTGTCACCCGCCGAGACAAGAACGTTTCCGACATCATTCGTTATTTTAAGTAACTGACTACCGTTCCACTTTGTTCGCTCATCAGCCGTAATATGCCGCACGTTATCTCCAACATGAGTATCAAAATCCGTCTTTGCCGCCTGTTTTACGTTATCAACGTTACCTAGGCCGACTTGCGCTTTCGTAACCTTATGCGGATTGTCCGTTTTAACTGCGTGCAGGTCCGTATAAGCTTTCGCGTTGGCTTCCGCGGTGGACGCCTTCTCTTGGGCACCGGTCTTTGTTTCGATGTTCTCGAATTCATCAAACTTCGTTTTTATTTCGTTGAGAGTCTGGTTGATCTCATCCGTAGTTTTGTGGATGTCCGTCTTCAGGTCTTCGAAATCTTCAATATAGTATTCCGCAAGTGGAGCGATATTGGCATCGATGAGAGCCTTATCGATCTCGAACGAAAATTTATGAACGCTTAGACTCTGTCCGTTGTCATAATTAACGTAAAGCTCTGCCGTTACCGTTCCGGCGTGCTTAATTTGATCGTCGGTAAGGACGTAAAAAAGAACGCCCTCAAAAGCGTCCTCGACTTCCGTATTAACGTAAAACTCGCTGCCGTCCGCCATCCGCATGAATAGCTTACCGTGTGTTGCGTTTGAGATCGGCAAAGGTTCGCCGTCCTTCTTCAGCTTAAACGTTATTTTTGCCGTCCCGATATCCTGTGTGCTGTATTGAATACCAGTAGTTATTTTCCGTTTGGTTGAGGCGGTAATTTCAAACGACTGTTCCGCATCGTTATAAATCATTATCGAACCTCCTAGTGCTGCGGCGTAACGATCATTTGCGCTACGCCATAGCCTTTTTCTGCGTCATAAGGCGTTTTTATTTTCATGACCGTTCCATATCCGTTTGATTCCGCTTTAGTTGCGATTCCATCGATAGCAGTCACGCTATCGCCTACCGAAACCGTAGAGTCGATACGAACGAGTACCTGACCGATTAGTCCGATCACGTGCCATTCGTCTCTTTCTTCGCGAGGCGTATACTCAACCGTCGGATCGTAGTCCGGATTTTCTGCCGGCACCGTAACGAGACGTTCATCTTCGTAAATTTCACGATAAATAAGCTCGCCAAATTCATCTCGCAAATAACGGTCGTTCCAATAAAACGCAGCCCCACCGAGAACAAGCCCGGCCGTTTTTGATACGACGCCGAGAATTTTATCGCCCGTATTAGCTTTACGAATCTTATCGCCTTCCAACGTTACGAGATACGAAGCATCGATTTTTTGTCCGTCGTTTGATTCGAAATATTCTCCGAAGTCTTGTAGATTCGAAGCACTTTCGATTGCGCCCGTAGCTCGAACTCTTCCGCCCATCGCGTCAAGCTCGATTTTCTTGTTCGCCTCCGACGGATCTCCGTCTCCGTGACCTAAACCGACAGTGTATTCTTTCGTGTTTACTACGTTTTTAGACGCGATCACTGCCGAAGAACCGCTCTCGCCTTTCGTATGTGAATTCCACGAATACAAAACGCCGTTCCGTGAGCCTTCCGTTGTTGCGCCGCCTGCGACACCCGCGATAAAGTTCCGTTCACCTTTTGCGATGATCGTCCCTGATCCGGCGATGATAGCGCTTGTGTCCGTTAGAGGAGAACCGGAGGAAGCCGCCGCTCTAAATCCGCCTTTCAGGTTGTTCGGAACCACCTTGTACTTTTGTCCGGCTAATACTGCTGCGTCTGTATAACCCACCGCACGAACCGCAATAATAGTGGCTTGGTTGTTCGGAGAAGTGATCCCGGCTGTTCCGCCTCTAGTATGAACAATACCGTTACTCAACGTAACGTAATAGACGCCGCCTCCGATTCCAATACCTATAGGCGCAGAATCATGAATCGTAAAGTTCGAAATGTATATATCGTCTGTTCGCTGATCCCCGCCGTAAATATGAACGTCTGACCCTGCTGTCGCGAATCCGTACATCTGCAAGCCGTTGACATTTATCTTCCGGCTCTTATACTGAAACGCGATTATATCCGTACCTTTATAATCATATGTCGGATCGCCAATTGCCCGGAAATTTGAAATCATAACGCGTTGGTAGGCTGAGATTACAAGGGCTTTCGGCGCTAGACCGGCATACAAATTGTTGTAAATCGGTTCGCGCGCTGTGCAATCAACTAGAGTAACGTCTCTCGCCGTCTCACTCCACGGTTCTGCCGCTAAGTGGTGGCCGATGTGCCGCAAGTCGAACGCCCGAATGTCGTGGTAAGATTCGTGTCCGCGAATATGGACGTTTTGAGAAGCCGGCCAAGCTGCGTGTGCTTTCACCTCGACGCCCCTTACGTTTCCTTCGGTATAACAATCGACAACCCATACGTTTTTAGATCCGTCATCTATTTCGATGCCGTTAGAGTTTGATTTCCCTGTCGCGTGCGCCTTACCGCTAGGATTCGTCATAATACAATTCGAAATAAAAATGTACTCGCTATAATGCGTAGAGATCCCGTCATCTCCGTATCCAGAGCCAACGCAACGATCGAACCAAATGTATCGGCAGCCTTGTTGCGTATAATCCGTTGCGCTGATATCGTAAGTTGGCGCTGAAGCATCGAAACTATGAAGCCCCGGATTAATACTTTCCACTTCGCGCACGATGCCGAACTTAACCTGTGCGAGTGTTAAACCGCTCGAGTGTAAGCCACCCGTTGCCCCGACGCCACCTTGACGATTCGGGTTCCAGTCCAACGTCATGCCTTCAACGGTAATATTTCGGTTGCCGCCGGCATGGTCCGCGTTAGTGACCACCCATTCGCTAGCCGGCGTGTCTTCGTGGAGCTTCAACGTTGTAACTCCGATTCCTTGGCCGACCATATAAGTCCACGACGGCAATTTAACGCCCTTTACGATATACGTGCCCGCAGATAAATTAACACGGACTTTACCAGTACCGATCGCCCTCTGAAACGCTTCTGTACTATCGTTAACGCCAGTCGGATCTGCTCCGAAGTCATCAACGTTAACCGTCCGTTTGATTTTCTGCAGAAGCTTAAGGTACTCCCGGTCAAGTCGTTCTTTTAATAACGGAAATACTTCACCGTCAGTTCCTACGCGCGAATCTACGACTTCTTTTACGTTAGTTCCATCCGCGTTAAGAATCAAATTTTTCATGCGGTTATAAAGACTATCTACGTATGTGCGCAAAGAAAAACCGCCATGGTCGATTTGATCCGACGTGTGGGCGGTTTCTGCGTTCTTATGTGCGGTAATCTCGTTGTATGAGCCTTTAATATCATCCGCAATATCATCGAGGTTTTGGTTGTGGTTATTACGAAAAACACGATCCCATCCCGATCCCGCTTTTCTGTACGGATATTTCGGCATTCTATTCCTCCTCGTTATTTATTTTCTAGCGCTGTTAGCCGTTGGTTTATGGATTCCAGTTGTTGCGGTAATGTGGAGATATCAACGGTTTCGGTACCGACATTTATGTGTTTTAATTTCGTAAAGTCCGCTGCGCTCATGAGGCCATTATTTGTTTCAGAAGCCAGCGCAATAGATACCTGGCCGTCTGGACCTAAAACGATGCTGGCTAGTTTCGTAAAGTCCGCCGAACTCATTAATCCGTCAGTCGTTGCGCTCGCAAGCGAATATCGCGGTATCTGAGACGGATCATATCCGGTCTCGAATTGCGTATATTGACCAATCGTTACAGCGCTGCTTTTTATCTTTCCGGTGGTACCATCGATAACCTTTCCGATTACCTTTTTAGTTCGGTTAAACTCGGAAACGATGTCGGTTGAGCTTTTCGTGAGCGTTCCGAGTGTATATTTCGGAGACTTACTAGGGTCCGAATAATCCTCTTTTTCGGTCACGCGAAGCTGAACGTCTATACCGAAAGGATCGAGAATACACCAAACGTAGTCTCCTTTGCGGATGTCCTGAATACCCATTTCGAGGAGCTCAACGTAAGTTAACGTAATAGAGATATCTATACGATCGTATAATTCGCTTTTTATTCGCTCAAGTAGATCCGCTTTAATAGTGTAACGATCATCCCGCACCGGATCAGCGTGCCTTATACCGAGAACAGACGCTAGTGGACTTGTATACTCCGCTTCTATTCCCTTACCGAAACCCCGGATATAGGTTTTTATGTCGCTCGTATCGATTTCCTGTTGCGGATCTTGAACGTTAAATTTATACCGAATTTGATTATCGGTAACGCGTGCGATTTCTTTCGCGACAAATATCACGTTTTGTACGCATTCGAATTCTGCTCCGAATTTCTCGACGATATCTTCCAGCAGTGAGAGCGAATTATCATCGCCGAAATTCTCGATAGTTACCGACGTCGGAAGCCCGGTCGTATCAACGCTATAGGCGTAAGCGGTACCGGATAATGCGATCTCTAACGCAGCCTCTGGACGATATGCCTTTTCGCCTTTTTGTGTATCGTAGATATAGTTATCGCGCAAATCTATAAACATCTTATGAACCGCAGTAGCTTCGATTTTAATAGATTCGCCGATGGGCTTAGTATTAAGCTTCTTTATAACGTAAAGTTCCGACTTGTATTCGAATATATTGTCGGTCTTAACTAAAGCAACTGCATGTTCGTTTACGTTAGTCCTTACACCCGAAACGCTTATCGTTTTTTCGTTGTTTATACCGCTGTTTCGAGTTACGCTAAATCCAGCGAGCAATTCAACCGCACCTGTAAGAGAGTGTACGAACAGATCCGTGCTCGCTTCTTCCTCATACGGTAACGTTGTCGGGGTCGCAGGAATTACCGGACTAGTATCACTAGATGCCGTATCATACTGCGTTAGTTTATACGTTGATATAATGCTGTTTAGCTTAGTCGCGTATGATGGATCGGTTGCGTAACCGGCTTTTACTAATGCGGATGTGGCTTTTTTATAGTCGGTCTCACCAACGACGGCTTTGTAATGATTCGGGTCCCAGCTCGTTCCGTTAACGTAAAGCTTGGCGAGGTCCTGCATCGATTCATACCACGAAGGGTACTTCCGAAACTTTGCGTCCACTTGCACGTTTCTGCCGTCGATAACTTCCCACGTCTTCATAATTACGTACTGACCGTTATATTCTCCTTTTACGCCGAAAAGGTTTTTCCCGTTAACTGCGAGGCCGCTAGTTCCGTAGGCACTTTCAAGGCATCCCTGCGCAATAATGAGGCTCGCAAGTATTTTATATTTAACGAAAATCTTCTGCGCGTCCGGGGCGATTTCCTTAATAAAGCTGACGCTACTCATATCGGACCTCCTTTATAAATAATAAAAACGGAAGTCGAATTTTATTTCGAAGCTTCCGCTTGTTCCTGTCATCTTAAAATCGTTCCATCCGGGAGCTAGTCGAATTACTTTTCGATTCGTCTGTCCGAAAACACTTACGTTATTCTTTTTAACTTGGACTCTATTTAATGATAGAACGTCCTTGGCGCCAGTCGTTCCGCTGTACTGAAAAACGTCTCCCATCGTACTGTTTGTAATCGTTAGTTTGCTAGACGCTCCTTTATACGTAATAATCAACGGCAGCTCCCTCGGGTCTATTTCTTCAGTACCCGCATTAAAGATTCGGAAAGTATTAGTTTTGAACGAGTACTTGTAATCTTCATCGGTTAATCCTTCGCCTATTTGCCAGAGATCGGAATCGAAGATAAAAGGGCTTTGCGTAGTCCCTATCGATTCAGAAAACGGTTTAAACGATATGAATGATACATCGAAAAATCCGTATATTCGATTCTGATCGATGGAGTATTCTTGGTTCGTTTTTACAAACCAGCGCTTGCCCGGATTGTAACCATCAGTAATATAAAACGCTTGTCTCGAATCGAATAACGCAAACACTTCATCTCGCATTAGATGATAATCGGTGAGATCCGCCGCTTTCATATAAAAGGAACAGTCGATGATACGAGGACCATAAACTGTTCCTAAATCTACTTCGCCTTGCGCGCCCTCTATACTTTCCGATGAGTGGATAGGCGATGGAGACCTTGGTTTAAATTCTTTAAGCGTTATACCCAACGATTCCAGATCGTAAGTAGTGCCGTTTAATTTCGTTATTGTCAGATTTAACAACCGCTCCATCACCCCTGCATCAGATTTTTAATCGAAATTTTCCGTCCTTGTTCCGCACTTACAACGCGCTCTGTCCTACGACCGATCTCTTCGCTATCCATTACCGTCACAAGCTCGATGTGCATCGGCTGCCCAACGTTCGGCTCCGCAACCGAAGCTTCGAATGCGTGCTTAACCTTCGCCATTTTGCCGCCTGTCAACGCCATCGACGGATTGTACGCATAATCCTGTGCGTCAATCATGGCCGCACTTGCCATTGCATCCGCCGCCGACTGAACCGCTCCGATATTACGTTCAATACCTACCGCTAAGCCTAACGGTAAGAACTTACCGACTTCGTCACGGAATACGCGAGAAGGCGAATGAATGCCGAAGAAGCTTTTGATTCCGTCCGTAATGCTGCCGGCAAAGTCACCGATTTTTCCGAGAATCCAGTCCTTTACGGAGTTGATTCCGTTCCAGAGACCCTTGATCAAATCGACCCCGGCGTCGAATACTTTGCTTACGTTATCGCCGATCGCGCCTGCCAAATCAGTAACGATTTTTACGCCCATTTGCAGGAGCTTAGGCGCAGCTTGGATCAATCCGTTCACAAGCGCAACTAGTAACTTAATTCCGAGATCGATTAATTGCGGCATAAATCGGATGATCGTATCAACTAATCGCGTAAGTAACGTAATTGCTGCCGAAACTAATTGCGGAAGTGCCTGGATCAAACCGTTAACTAGCGCAATGATTAAACGGACGCCCGCATCAATGATTTTCGGTAAATTATCGATCAGCGCTTGGACCAAGCTGACGATTAAGAAAAGCGCCATTTCAATTAATTGCGGAAGCATCGTAATAATTCCGTCGACCAAAGCCGTCAGTATCTGAATGCCCGCTTCGAGTATTAACGGTAGATTCGTCACAATTGCGTTAATGAGCGCCATAATAAGCTGGAGCGCTGCCTCGATTAGTTGCGGAAGAACCTGAATGATTCCGTTAATCAATGCGTTTAGAATCTGGATTCCGGCCTCAATGATCATCGGTAGTAACGTCACGATTGTCGTAATCAACATCGTTAATAATTGCGTTGCCGCCGTAATGATTGCCGGAAGCGCCGTAACAATTCCCTGGATCAGCGACGTAATGATTAAAATTCCCGCGCCAAGAAGCATCGGTAACAACGTTGTGATCGATTGGATCAAAGTCGTTATGACTTGCGTAATTGCCGTTAGAATATTCGGAAGCGCCTGCGTAAATCCCGTTAGAAGGCCCGTTATGATCTGAACGCCAGCCTGCGCTAGTATCGGTAGATTCGTAGTTATCGCGTTTACGACAGAAGTTACGAGGTTAACAAATCCGTTTAGAAACGTCGGCAAGTACGTCTGTAAGCCCTGTTCGATTGCCGGCAGAAATTTAGCGCCCGTTATGATCAAGCCCGGTATGCCGCCGACTAACAATCCGATGATTGTCGGAATGTATTGCGCGATGGAGCTGAAGTCGCCCTGAAACGCTTTATTGACGGCGCTTATCAAATTCGTAATCGCGTTCTGCACGGCCGTTGCGCCTGCGATGATTAACTGGACGACTGATTCCGGAAGAATCTGACGCAACTTATCGGCACCGCTTGCGAAGTCGCCCGTCAGAACCGTTGCTAGTCCGCTAAATAGTGTCTTCAGTGTCGCAAGAGCCGGAGCGAGCTTTGCACCGATTGTGTTCGCCAAGGCTTCTAGCTTAGTCCGGATGGCTTCGTTGTTTTTGATTAACAACGCGATGGCTGCGACTGCCGCGACGATGGCTCCTACTACTAGACCGATATGCGCGATGATAAGAAGAAGCGTCGAACTTGTAACACCCAACGCCGCTGCAACCCCGCCAAAGGCAGCTACCAATGTACCGACTGCGGACACTACTGCACCTATAAATATTAAAACAACGCCCAACCCTGTGCCAAAGAGAGCGATAACCGCTATCGCCGCTCCAGCATACGCTACAAACTTCTGCATCCCTGGCGAGAGTTTATTAAACCCATCGACTAGAGACTGCGCAATACTAACGAGTTTAGACAGCGCTGGCAGTAACGCATTACCGACGGAGATTTGTGCCGTTTCAAACGCACCGCTAAGCTCCTCGATCTGGCCCTTGAGGTTGTTCATCTTCTCCGCCGCAACTTCTGCCGCAGTGACTTTCGACATTTCCTTCCACATTTCTTTGGCGCCTTTAGAGCCTTCTTTCATCATGATGTTTGCCGCCCGGATAGCGTCAGTCCCGAACATTGTCTTAAGTGCCGCCTGTTGTTGTTGCGACGTAAGTCCTTTAAGTTTTTCACGCAGAACTTCCGACATTTCAGCGAAAGACTTAACGTTACCTTCTGCGTCATAGAATGCGTTTGATCCGTCTTCAGTAATGAGCCCCAAATCCGCCATCGTGTTATATGCGGCTTCAGAACTTGGTGTTAAATTTAACAGCATCGTTTTGAGCGACGTACCGGCATCCGAACCTTTAAGTCCGTTTTGCGCGAATATAGCAAGCGCTGTAGACGTATCTTTGAACGACAACCCGACGCCTGAAGCAACCGCCGATACCATAGATAGGCCGTACTTTAATTCGTGAACGTCCGTCGCTGATGCGTTAGCCGCACCCGCAAGCATATTCGCCGCCTGCGTAACTGAAAGGCCGTCTTTCTTAAATGCATTCAGCGCTGTCGATGCGATTTCCGCCGCTTCTCCGAGATCTAATTCGCCGGCAACCGCTAAGTCGAGCGCTCCTGCAAGACCGCCACCCATGATATCCTCTAACGAAACGCCGGCTTTAATAAGTTCCTCGATCCCCTGTCCGGCTTCTAACGAGCTGAATTTCGTCTTCGCGCCCATATCGATTGCTAAGTCCGTAAGTTTTTCCATCGTATCACCGGTTGCGCCAGATACCGCCTTAACGTTAGACATCTGCGCCTCGAAGTCCATCGCTTTATTAACTGCCGATCCTAACCCAGCACCTACGCCTGCCGCGACTGCCCCGAATCCTAGCGCAATAGATTGGCCCATATTCTGAAGCTGCGAACCGAAGTCTCTAAGCGAGCTCTGCGATCGTTGCAATTCCGTAGTTAGGTTGGAAATATCGGCGCCAATCCGGACGATAATCGATTGATCCGCCATATAGCCCCTCCTTCCTTATTTGATGTCAAATTGCGATAGCCATTCGGAGGCCTGCTGCTGCTTTGCAATAACTTCTTGCGGGATATCGACCTCATCATCCGCAGTCTTGGGCCGCTTGAATAAATCAGATTGCTTAATGCTTTTCTTAGCTGAACGAACTTTTCCGATCATCATCGCGAGTGAAGCCAAGTCGTCATATTGATCGAACTTCTTGTCTTGCTGCGCTTGGATTAAGATGTGATACTCCCGCGGTGTTAGAGCGTAGACTTCGTCAGGCTTTAACGATAAGTACCGCCAGGCCTCGCCAAGTACTTGATCTATTCCAAAATCCCCGCCAGCATTTCCGCCGCTTTCGGATCTTTCTTCAGAAGCTTTTCCGCTGTTTTCTTGTAGAAAAAACTGTTCGATACGACCTCGTTCGTGATTTTAAGAATCGTATCCATGTCGAGTACTTCTTTCTCGACTCCTTCTTCGATAGCTGACCGAACCTTAGAAATCGAAATATTCTTTTCGGTGTGAAAAAGCCCCGCATGCACAACGTGTACAAACGTCTCCAAATCCCCGACAAGTGCTTTACCGATTAATTCGAATGAGCCGCCTTTGTATAAACCATCAAGGTGTTTAACGCTCTTGAACGTTAGCTTTAATTCGTACTCTTCTCCTTCAATTTCAAAACGTGCCATATAATCGTCTCCTTCTCGTTTTTTATTCGTTAAGTAAAAAAAGACACCGCGATTAAGCGATGCCTTAAGGTGCTATCGTACCTGTATCTCCACTAGCTGGCGCAGATGAAGACGGTGCCCCTGCCGGAATTTCCGTGAGAGTTTCCTCCGTAACGTCTCCGTTCAATGATCCTTCAAGTGAATACGTTGCGAAATCTCCGTTTCCGAATTCGCGTTCAAACGAAGAAATCATATACATACCGCTTTCCGCTTCTTTAGTCCGTGTATCAATCTCGTAGATTTTGACGAATTCTTTATTTCTGATTTTCTTTTTCATAGCCTTAATAAACGGATCGCCTTCTGTAATAACGCCCTCAAGCGAGACTGATTGCGTTACCTTTCCGTAGTCACTTCCGGTTTTATCTTTCGTATCCAAGTCGATCGAGTCAGCTTCGATACTAGTTGTTCCGCTCGTTTGGTTAAACGGACGGATCATCTTTTCGCCCGCATCCGTTTCGATTACCGCTGCATATAAAATCTCTTCTCCGCGATATTCTACCGCCAAATTAAATCCCCCTTTTGTTATGCGCTCAATGTCGTATCTATCTCGATGTCAAAATAAACGCGATGATAGTTCGTCTTATCCGCCAATTCTTCCGCAGGCAAAGGAACCTCCGCCGTTAAGTTGACATAAAAAAGACCGAGCGTTTGGCTCGGTTCATTTGCGTTAATAAGCGCTATTTTATCGAATAAGAATATCCGTTTAAGTTGCTCCTGTACGGTTCCTCGTTCTGTTGCGGTGTTTGTGTGAAGTCCGATTTGAAATCGGTAAACCATTCGCACAGATTCCCGTTGTTTCGAAACAACTGTCGGAGTGTTCTGCCTCTGCTGGACCGTAATAAACGGCTTAGTCTCCGGTAATATAACGCCATCATAAGCCCATACGACCTCAAATCCGGTTTTCTTAGCGAGATGTTGGATGATCGAATATTGAACATCGATTTGTCTCATCGGCCTAAACCTTGAACCAAACGAAGTATTTTTCCGCGATAAACACGTTCGTTGCTCCATACAACATCCCGGATAAATCCGCTTTGTGTTTTATGCGTATATTCCTGGATCTTCGCATAATCTACGTCAGATCCGTATTCCCACATTGCAGGCGCAACCTTTTCTGGACTTGCTACGATACTATTTCGTAGCTTTCCCGTATCTACAGGCGCCCGTTCAGCCGATTCATTCGCCATCAACAACGTTTGCGCCTCCGTTACCTCGTCGACTTCTTGTACGAATTGTGTAGAATCCAATCCCCGAATAACTCGACTAAGTCCTTCGACCGAGATGCGCATATTGGATCGACTCATCTTCTCAGCCTCCCAACGATCTCGGCGCGGTTTCTTGCTCCGATTCCTTTTTTATCTACGGATAATATCTCGTAAGTCTTTTCGTCATAGATTACGCTTTTAAGAGACCCGTAAATATCTTCGATCAGTTCGACAGCAATCGAGAACCAAATATCGCCGGATTGAACTTCGATTCCATCCGCCAGATACCTATCGATCTTAACCTGCGAACTAATTTCGGTGACTACGGAGGGAACAATCCGTTTTGGCGGTTCTGTTTGCGGTAAGGGCTCGTTTGTTATCGGATCTCTTACGACTTCCTCTTCGTAAAATAAAACAACGTCATGAGTACGTCCTTGAATGACTTCTTTTCGCGCATGCTTCATAAACGCGATATCTTCCGGTGTTATCACGCAGTCACCTCCTATTTGTATTTGTCGTATAGTTCATACGTTAAATAGCCGGTACAATTTATGTGCATCATATAAATTTCCGGATCGACCGGCTTATACAGTCCGGCGCCCATTCCGTAACGGTCTTCGAGTTCAAGCTGTGTGCATCGGTGATCTGGACGGTTAGCCTTACCGCGATGAACACGCATTGCTTTAACGACTCGGCTTTGCTGCCCGGTGTAAGACGCCGCTACTCTATGCGCCGTATTCCCTTCCGTTACGACCAACCGCCTGATTTTCCATGCGTCGTTTTCGTATACTTTACGTACATTAGCGCTAATTTCACTAACTGACTGACCTGTTATAATTCCCGTCCGAATAGCTTTCGAAAGCTCATCGCGTTGATCGCCAGCAAATCTCCATACGCGGTCGGACAATACTAAACCATCGTCGCCTACCCGATTTACAACGTAACGAACAACGTTTTTATTGATCTTATCGAAAGCAACTCCGGATATAGCTGCGGTGCCTACCGAATCCACAAACGCCGTTTTTATTGCGTCTGAAGTCGTAGAGGCTGTATCGTCGAATATTTTCTCGAAGGCGTTCATACCGGTAGTTCGCACGAGCTTTTCAATCGTATCTAACTCGCGAAGTAGTTTGTTCAAGCGCTGCCTTTTAATTTTTCCATCGCTGCCGCTGTACTCCGTAAGTAAGTCAACGATCTCAAGTCGGATTCGTCCGATTTCCTTTATCGCGTACTCTTGTTGACTCGCGTTTAGCTTGCGGTATTGCATCGAAACCTTTTTAAGCTGGCGATCTAATTCCGTTTGGTTACTCATCGATCATCAGCTCGTTTCGGATGCATCTGGCCGCCGCTTCTCCGATAAGCTTTACGATAATCTTTTCGGGCGTCTTTTCCGAGTTGCATATAATTAGCGAAAATGTTCGTTTTGTCTACCGATTCTTCTCCGTCTTGAAAACTAAAGAACCTCGCCGCATCACTCGCGATAGTTTCATATGCGATTGCCATCGCCAAAAATAGGACTGCATTTTCGTTTTCTTCCGCAGTTAAACCGGACTCAGCTTCGGCTTCGGCGATCCATGCGGCAATATCGTCCGCTGTGACGCCTTCCACTCTACTTAATCGCGTTGCTAGTCGACTTGATACCGCCACATGACTCACCTCCGTTATTTTTTCTTCTTAGAAGGACCTTTTGGCTTTTGCTTTCCTTCGTCAGGAGTCGGAGAATCTTCCGCAACTTCTTCAGCCGAGATTTTCTCCTCTTTATTTTCCTTGATCGGTAAAGGTTCAACATCTACGCGCTGAATAAATGGTGAAGCCGCATCAAGCGCTTTGATTTCCTTCTCGACATTCGTTTTATATACGCCGTATCCATTAAAAACGAGATGCAAACCGTCTCTCATAAATTCGTAGTTAGGTAACGTCTTATATTCTGCCACTACGCCATCAACCCAGCCGCTTTTAATTTAGCAAGCAACGCATTAAAGTCCGTTACAAGACCGGCAACGTCTGTCGCTGCGCTGTTCGCTTGCGTTGCCGCTTTTGACGCGGTTAATTTACTGTCTAATGCCGTTTGTAGACCTGTGACATTAGCGATTGTATGTGTATGAGCAGATGGAGGGAAAGTCGAAGGTTTTCCGGTGACATCCGCCCATTTGATCTCTACAGTTGCGCCCGAACTTGCTTCTAATTTCGCTAATAGGTCGCCGAGTTTGAGGTCATTCGCAACCGGCATCGACATGTTAAGGCGTTGTACATCCTCTTTACTTAAAGCCATTTACGGCCTCACTCCTTTCAAATTATAGTAGGGGCCATAAGAGGCCCCGTCATATTAGGAAACAGATTTAGAGATACCAGAAAGGATTGCAACTGATTCTTTCGCGTTCTTGATCTCGAAGCCGAGTTCGCCACGGATTACACGAGAGAAATAATCTGCACCGTTTGGTGTAGCATCTTGGTCGTATACAGGAGTTAGATAACGAGCTTTGATGTTATCAAGATCAAGTAAAACAGCGCGGTCCTTCGGCATATTTTGGTCCACAACGACTTGAGAAACTGCGCCGCCAGGTAGATCACTCATGAATGACATGATTTGATAACCGACTTGACCTTCTCCGCGAGTAGTACGAATAGTGTCACCTGCAAGCTTTGTGATCTGGCGAGAAACGTTTGGAGCGCAAAGGATTGTATTAACTCGTCCACCACGCTTGAAAGTCTCTTCGATAGCATCGTTTAAGCCTTTGGCTTTGATTTCGTTTCCGCCGAAGTCTTGATTATTCGCTCCTTGCTCTTGGGCAAAAGCGAATAATCCGCCAGTAGATCGAGGCTGGGCCGCTGATCCTTGGTATTTTCGTCCATAAATAAGTGAGTTGTTCATTTCCCGAACCATCTCTTGAAGACGAAGGTTAACCTGATAATCGAGTTCGTCAGAAACTCCGTACGTATTAACTTGCTGCTGTGTACGGGATACGGAAGCGTAACGAGAGAAAATTTGCGAGTAGTTGAACGACACAATACGATCGTTAATCTCGTTCTTTCTAAATACGTCCTCACCTTCTGGACGTGGACGAGAAATTACCTTCAATTCTCCGTCAGCTTCGACTGCTTCAGGAGTAGTCGCATCATAACCACGTTGAACAGTGATCTTGTCGGCAGCTTCATCGACTGCTGTTACGCGTAATACTTCAAGGCCGTTTTGCACAAGAGCATTTTCAGTAAATTTACGTGCGTCCCCTTCGGCCAACTCGATTTCAGTTGCGTCCGCTGTAGCCGCTGCTTTAGCGACGCCAGTGTCACTATTCAAATAATCGTTCTGCCATTCGAATTTAGTTTGCGTGAGACCCTCCCCTGTGCCGATAAGCCCGAAAAGAACCGGAGCCTTCGTTAGAATTAAATCTACGTTCGCTTGCATTTGGCGAACCTGTTGCTGGAAATCATAGCTAGTTGCTACCATGTGTTAATCCCCCTAATAGTTTTTGTAATTAAAAAAAAGCCGCCAAGAAGGCGACTGAATTACCGTTTGGTTTTTAAACTCAAAAGCTCATTGAATATCTTGGTCACTGTTCCGGAGTACCTGCTATCCTTGAGAGCTTTTTGTTTAGCCTCTTCGAGTTCTTTTTCTTTCGCGACAATCTCCGTTTGAGTGTTGTTTGTCGAAGGATTGCTTCCGCCCAAAGCGTCTGCTCCGATCGGCTGTTTAAACATCCACGGACTTGACGCTTTAAATTCTGCGACCGCTTCTTCGGCTCCAACTACGTTTCCTTCTTCGTCAATCTGTACCGCTGACTTGTCGAGTAGCGCGAGAACTTGATTCGGATCGTTTGCGTTAAGTGACCGAGCGATAGCGCGAAGCTCCGTGTTAATGATCCTCTGGTTCGCAGCTTCTTGTGCCTTTTTCGCAGCTTCTGTAGCCTCTTCCGCTTTCTTGGCCGCTTCTTCTTTTTCGACTCTTAAACGTTCAGCTTCGGACATTTCCGCCTTTTTGCGCTCTTCTTCCGCTTCCTCATACGCTTTTAATCGTTTAAGCTGGTCCTCTACTTCCGCCTGCTTCTTTTTCTCGCGTTCAAGCCGTTTATTTAAAATCTCGTCAAGTTCGGCCTGCGTGAACGTCTTTTCCGGCTGTTGTGTTTGCTCTGTCGGTGTTGGTTCCGGCTCCCCAGCCGTAGTTTGAGCGTTTGTTTCTTCCGGTTCCTGTTCCGCGAAAAATTGTAGGTTTAAACGCAATAACTTTCGTTGTACATCCATTTGTATACCTCCGTTTAAAGCCCGTCGGCTATGGATTACGCAAAACAACAACCGATAGTTTAACGACATATCGTAGGTCAAGCGTTGTTATGCGTTAGGGTCTTTGTCGTCTTCTTCCGTTTCATCTTCCGGCGATCCGCCGTTTGTAGACTCACCGTAAGGGTCTTGCGACTGCATTTTAAGATTGCGCTCCTGTAAAATCTCCATAAATTTAGCTTCCGGATTTTCTTTTCCGCTTCGAGCGATCGCGCCCTTTACGGATTCCATTTCGTTAGAAATTTCTTCGCCTAGCTGCGTAATTAACGCCGCTTGGTCTTCCGGTAAAGGAAGTCCGAAGATAATTTTGTTATCGTAATACTCATCGACTTGCGATAGAAGCTTATGGTCGTATTTGAATCGCGGATGTTCTTGGCGCGCTTTCATATAACGCAAGATATATTCGTTCAACGTTTGTAAACGGGACTGCCAAACGATCCAAGCCCGCTGCGTTTTCGAAATGATCGAGCCGTATAGCAGCTTTAGCGCCATGTCGTTAATACCGCCGGTATTCATATCAGCCGTATTGACCATCGGAACTTCGCTGATTTCGTGGAGCCGTTTCTGCATCCGGTCAAGGTACGCTTCGATCGCTTCTTTAAATTTAAATCCACTTTCAAGCTTCTTCGCGTCTGGCGTCCCTCCGCCTTCTTGGCCCGATTCTCCGAGGTCCCAAATCGCACTAGGCGAAACTTGAAACGGATTTTTCGGATCATAATCTACGTCAGTTAGTAACGTAATCGCAAACATTTCAAACCGAAGGGCATCGGAGTAGTCCGATATTTTACGGTCTATTTCGTCGGCCGTGTCGATCAGTTTCTCGATCTCGCTGTAACCTTCGCTATGTCCAGTAAGTTTGTCCGTTGGGATATGAACAACCGGGATAAAATCGAGCCCCATCGATTTTCTTTCGACTCTCTGATCGCGCAAGGACAGTCCGTCGTCATAAACGGCTTCCTCGATCTCGCAATCATAGGCTCCGGTTTCTTCGTCCCCTTTCCATACGAGATAATACGAAAGCTTCCAAAGGCGCGTCTGCTCTTCGTCAAGCCACGCTACAAAATGAACAGCGTCTAATTGGTCGGCGTCCCATTCGTTATGAACAGCGATAACTTCCGTCGAAGGGTGCCACAGGATTTTAATTTCGCCGCGTCGAGTGTCGTAGTGGAGTCTTGCGTACACGCCCGTACGACTGATGGCACGATCTTTAGCCGCCGCGAGAAGCTTTTCGTGCATCCGGTTATCATCCCAAACCCACTTCAGTAGCCGCTCTTTCGCCTTTGCCCGACTATTTTCCGCTTGCTGCTCCGCGCTTGGTTCGTAACCTGGTTGCATCATTTGCGCTGGATCGTCGATTACATCAGGCGGTACTGATACTTTCGGCTCTTTCTCGAATTGCCAAGCCGCCATCGTATCGATCAACTTTCGCGGGTAGTTCATCGAAAGTGTAGTCGGCTCATATGCGATGTTGTCCGGCTTAATATAGTCGGACCAAACGTTTAGGCTGCCTTCATAGCGCCGATAAAGCTTAATTTCGTCGCAAATACGCTGGAATTCGCGTGAACCGATTGCTTCTTCGATAGGTATCACGAATTGAAACGGGTTAATAAAATTACGATCAACAATTACGATTTAAAACGCCTCCTTTCGTTTAGTAACGGTAATTACCGACATTACCGCCTTTGCGTCTGCGCGATTTAGCCGCAGCAGAAACCGCCATTTCTAAAGCATCGATAACGTCATCGTGGGCTCCGGTTCCGTACTGTTCGAATTGCTCAAGTAATAGCGCATGCCTCCGATCAAACTGGATTGTTCCGTTCTCGATTGAAGGCAATAACGCTTCGATACGGAGCTCTTTACGGCTACGGTGTTTTATTTTCTTAACGCGAGTATCTGCCGGATAGCCAGCTTTCGTTAATTGTTTCTTGAGCTCATCTACGAAAAACTCTTGCGCCGCCTGTGCTTCTGCCGCAATTACGGTCGGCTGAAACTTAACGACCTTCTCGACGATGACTTTCATAAACTCGTCCGGCTTCAAACGCTGTCCGAACGCGTCAATAACATAAATAGAGCCGCTAATCTTATCGATAGCGACTGTCGTTATTGCGGAATAGTCTCCACGCTCTTTCCCCATCGCAAAATCCACCGCAAGGGAAACGTCATATTTCATGTAATCTATATTACCGTTGTGGTACGTGAACTTTTCCGGATTAAAAATCATCGATTCCTCGTCGATTGGATGGTTCATGTACTCGGTATTGAACGCTTTTGATCCGTTATCCCATTTCCAGCGCATTAATTTAAACAACGGCTGGACTTCCGGCCATAAAACTCGGCTGCCGCGCAATAATTCGGCTTCATTTTCTTTATAAAACCGTTCTGCGTCGGCTAATCGGTTCGGATTTTCGCGATCAATATAAATTAGGCGGCACTTTTCCCAAAGATCGAGTCGTTCCGGTTGTTTGATAATGGCGCGATAGACTTTCGTGACGAAGTCCGACCGCTTATATAGAACGTGCATTAAGAGAGCGTCCATGTGAACCGTCGTTCCCATGTAAACGAAGGCCGTCCGCTTTCCTTTCGGATCACCTAACGGCATGACCGTTTGAGAGAACCAGTTCCGGAGACTATTTCGCTGTTCCGGCGTGCTGGCGTTTCCTCCTGGGCGCGCATCCTCTAAGTCGTCGCAAATAATAAGGTCCGGACGCGTACCGTTCCAGTTACGACCACGCAACGCTTGACCGGTAGATGCCGCTTGGACTAGCGCGAGCTGCTTTCGACTGTCTCCGTCTGGATGCCACGCGATAAATGATTCGGAGTTATCGATAATATTCGCTTGGTCTTGCGGCGACAATAACGGGCCGAAGTCGGCGCGCAGCTTCTTGTTAAACTTGAGCTGATTCCGAATCCATTCCATATTCGCTTTCGATACCGAAGGCGTTTCCGAAATGATGATCGTGTATTTCCGTCGCCGATAAACGATTTCGTGAACCGGAAAGGCTTTCGATAAGTAAGTCGACTTTGCGTGCGAACGAGGCGCCGCTGCCGCTATCTTTTCGTTAACCTTTTCGGAAGACACGACGTTCATAATGTCGCATATCTCTACGTGGAAATCGGGCGCTTCGCTCACATCCGTAACATCGAATCCGTCCCAGTTTCCGTCATTATCCGGGTTTCGTGCGTCCGAGAAATATTCGATTGAGAACTCGAGCAGATTACCTTCGCATCGATGAATCCGTTTAAGCCGCTCAAGCTCGGTCGCTTTTTCGTAATAATCGGCGATCTCTGACGCAGGAATGTCGTCGCCGTACGTTTCATCTAACGCGTCTAAGTATTCAGTTAGAACGTTGATTAATTCAGCGCGTTCAGCCGGTTTGAGCCAGCGTCCGTCAACCCATGCGATAAAGATCGCCTCCTTTTCGTTAATTTCGTTTGACTTTCGTTATCATTTTCGTTACTATGAGTGTAACAAAATATAAATTAAGTTACGGAGAGTGAACGAAATGGCTAACGAAGTATTCCCGATTAAATCTAAGCGCGATTTTAATAAACTGAAGAACGCCCTGAACGGTCGCAACCGTCTGTTATTGACGCTCGGCACCGCTTTTGGGCTGCGTATCAGCGACTTATTAACGCTTAAGGTCGGGGATCTTCGCGGCCAAGATTCGCTAGTCATTACGGAACAAAAACGTAAGAAAAAACGTAAGATTACGTTTAGTTCGTCCGTGCTGCGCGAAATCAAGACGTATTTAAGTGACGCTGACGATAAAGACTACGTATTTGCCAGCCGTCAAGGTGGCGGCAAGCCGATTAGTCGCGTTCAAGCGTACCGGATACTCAACGACGCTGCCGAACGGGCCGGCATTGCGGATAAAATCGGCGCGATAGGAACGCATTCGCTCCGTAAGACGTTCGGCTATCGGCTGCACGAAAACGGCGTTGATATTACGCGCATTATGTCTATACTCGGACACTCAAGCGAGCGCGAAACGTTGAGATACATCGGAATAACGGCCGACGAAATATCGGAAGCTTACGAAAGCATCGAGGTTTAAGCCTGCGGTGCTTTTTTTATTTACGCAAGCACAAAAAGACCGCCGCCGTAGGGTGCGGAAGCCTCGTTCTGATTGCGTTAGACTCACGTAGGCTAAGTCGACCGTCGGGTTCTAAACCCTTTCGAATGTCGAACGCAAGTCTAAATTAATCTCTCGACAGCTGGGCGCCCATGTATCCCGTTATCGCCTAATTCAGCAAGCGCGACTATAATCTCTTCATCCGTCAAGTCGATTCCAATTTGTTTTACCTGTAAAAAGGCGTCGATAATCATATCCGTTGTTATGTTGTGACGTTCTGCCGCCGAGTAAACAAATCGAAGAATACGCTCCACCTTCTCGCCCTCCCTTTGAAATTACACGAAATTAGCGTTTCTAACGTTTACCCTACCGAATACCCTCCGGCTGGATTAAAACGGCTGTGGCGCTTTAATTTCGTGGTAGAATCGTTATCTATTACGTAATTGTTCGATAACCCACTCCGCTCCCATTAAGAAATCGCTCGTCACTCCGAAATAAGGTGCGTCTGTTAGCGAAATCCCTAGCGCATCTAGCGCTTCTTTTGGCGGGCTGGTGCCGCCGACTACTGCGATTTCAGATTCCGGAAGCTTTTCGGAAAACTTAACCGCGATAAAATAGCCGTCAGTTGTCAGGCGATCGCTTACCGTTACTTCTTCGCCTTTGAATTCCGTTAAATCAGCGATAATACTTTCGATTCCTCGTGGCATAGTGGACGCCTCCTTTCCGTTAGGTCAAAGTGAATTTTTGAAATACGCGTTTAAAATGTGCCTGGCGTCCGGGCTTTTCGTTTTTCCTCCCCCGCCCCCTTTTCGTTTTTCATACGGTATGCACCGTTTTGTATATCGAGTGTAACATTATCGGATTAAGTTACAGTGGAGGGGTGGTCCGGTCGTTGATATAACGGCATTCATTCGTGTTTGTATTGCGTTATGTATTACGTTTTATTTATGCATCGTATGAACCGTGATATATCAACGTTTATATATACGGCAGTGATAACGCGATATGTATAAGATACTGTATAATTGCGGGGCCTATTCCGAAAGTGATCGAGGGGTCGCGCGCCAATGAGCCTCGGCTGATAAAATAAAAGCGCCCGTCAAACGGCGTAACCTACCGCTATCAGAACGCTTCATATATTACTGTCCGCCTATTCTTCCGTTTTACGTTGCGCCCTCAGACGCTCTATTTCCGCCTTGATATCCGCTATGTTATTACCGTCATTCTTAACGTCTACTTCCGTTCTCTCCGTCAGCATATCGTGCCACTGCATATATGTCCGTAGCATCGCGGCATTTCCATCGTTAATAATATGATCGGGTATTGACGCTATGATATCCGGCATTCTTTCCGCTGATTGCTTCTTAATTCTGCGTTTTAATTCTTCGTAAAAGTCATCGTTGTTTCGCCAGTTATGCAACGTCTGTCTTGTAACGCCTACTGCATCGGCAATCTGATCGTAAGTCAGTCCGCCTCTGTTCGGCTGCGATAAAAATTCGATAGCAGCGATTTGTTTTTCGCTAAGTTTCCGAGCCATTTCCGCCCTCCTTTCCGTTAAGTTTTACGTAGCTTTACGTCCTTCTATTACGTATAGACAGCTAACGAAGTAAAAGTCACTATATTACCGTTAAATTAACGTAATAAATTTCGATAGATTAGCGCAATTCTTTCCGTATGTATTTAAACATAGCGCTAATTCCGGTCGCTTCGCTCCCTACATACGCGCAGATATTAATTAATAAGTACTTGATCGCGATAATACTGGACGAAGTGAAACGGAGTTCCAGAGGCTTGTGATTCACAAGACTAAGAAGTGATTGGCGGCCTAAAATCGCTGTATCCCTTGCGGCTCTAAGCGCGAACCCACTTTTCAGGTGTACGAATAAAGTCGTGTTTTTCGCCGATTTGTACGAATAAAGTCGTGTTCATTATCAATTAGTTTTCCGTAATTGAGAATCGAACTATACGAAAAAAGATGACGCCAACTCAACGCCACCTCAACGACAGTATTTTCCCCGCTAGAAATAACCCGAATACCGCCTTCCGTTTTAGCATCGCCAGGTAAATCCGCCGCGCCAAACTCTCCTCGTGCTGCAACGCTATCTCTACCGCCTTCCCTACGTTCGGATGCTCGACTATGCGCTCAATCAACGCTAATTTTTCGCGCATCCCTTTATCGCAGCCCGGCTTAAATTCGTTCTGTATACACCCGTTTACCGCGATATAACACTTCCGCCGAGCTAAGTCTACCGCAACCTTTTCGTCGTATAACCTCCATCGTTTCGCATACGTTTCTAGCGTGTTTCCGTTTATGTACGAATCGAATAGCTCAGGATTATATTTGCGCATTAAACTGGCGTCGTTTATTTGCCGGTAATGGTACAACGGTTTATCGATATAATAAGCCGTCTGACAATACGTAAACGCGTCCATATTAAACAGCCAATCTTCGCCGAGATACTTACCGTCAGGAAACGCTAAACCATACGTATCTATTAAACTTTTTCGGATTAACTTCCATACGCCGCCATATGAGCCGTTATATAAAAAGTCCGTTAATATTTCCGCTTTAATTTCGTCCCGACCTAACGGCGTATTTGCTTTTGTGCGATAACTTTTCGTATAGTTTTTCGTAGGGTCTTCGTAATCCCAGCAGATATCCGTAAATACAATATCGGCGTTATTTGCGACGGCGGCTTCGTACATGGTCGCGTATGTCTCTCGTTCGATCCAATCGTCGGCGTCGATAAATGCGACGAATTCGCCGCGCGCCTGCTCCAGCGCATTATTTCGCGCCGTGGCCGGTCCCTGATTCGCTTGGTAGATCGGCTTGACACGTTCGTCAATGGCTTCGTAGTATCGTAAAATATTGCGCGTTGAATCGGTCGAGCCGTCATCTACGATCAAAACTTCGATATTCTTCAGCGTCTGGCCGAGCACGCTGTCTAAGCATTCGCGCAGGTACTTTTCGCCGTTGTATACCGGTATAATAACGCTCATTTTCGGAGTCATTTCGTCCACCCTTTCGGTTCGGGAATTCCCGAACTTGTATCGATAGGATAATTATACCAACTCGAATCCGAATTTCAAGACGAAAAAAAGACGCCGATTTATTCAGCGTCCTCTTCCGTTTCTTTTACTTCGAATAATTCTTCGTATTTGGCTCCGGTTGCTTTCATAATCGATGCGACATGCCAATCGTAGTGTCTTTCGGAATTATCAAACCGAGATATCGACGCCTGTGGAACGCCGGATCTCCGCGATAATTCGGATTGCGACCAATCTAGCTGCGAAAGAACCGCACCAAGACGAGGCTTTACCGTAAGTTTCATTTCGATCACCTCGCGACAATTATACGCCAGAGAATATTTTTTCGCAATTCCTCTTGACGCCTCTTATACGCTAGCGTATAGTTTATTGTAACGAAGGGCCCTCGTTAATAAAATCCGAGAGGGGTTAACGAAATGATTAACGAAACACAAAAACTGAATAAGGCGATTTTAGAACGAAACGGAGGCGCAGCCCCACCGACCAAAGCAAAGCTGCACCGTCCGAATCGAGCGAAGCACTTCCAGTATATCACAGCGTTTATTCTATGCGCAATGTTATCCGCATTCACAGCAGTCACCGCAGTCACCGCGCAAGCCACCGATGTTTACCGCAACTTTGCCGAACTCCAAGCAAACGAACCCGAGACGAATTACAACATATTCGCGACCGATCACGCCACACCCGTTTTGATACTCGCGCCACACGGCGGCAGTATTGAAGGCGGAACTAGCGAACTTGCCCGCGAACTCAGCAACGACTATTCAACGTATCTTTTCGAATCGCTTAAGACGCCGAATGGCTTCGACCTCCACATCACGAGCACTCACTTCGACGAACCGACCGCGCTTGACCTGGTTACGCGCCACCAACGCGTTATATCGCTCCATGGTTATAGCGACAGCGCCGAACACATTATCGTAGGTGGCACCGATCCAATACGCGGTCAGGCGTTAGTGGACCGCTTGAATGCTGCCGGCTTTAGCGCCGAACTCGTAGGCGAAGGACATCGATTTGCGGGCGCCAGTGCTGCGAATATAGCGAATAAGTGCGTAACCGGCGAAAGTCTGCAGCTGGAACTTAGTACCGGTTTGCGGAAAAGCATGTTCGGTACGTTCTCGCTTACTGGACGCGCTGGAACCGAAACCGAGACGTTCTATAAATTTACCGGGTTGCTGTCGGCCTTTATTAACGAAAATTATAACGTTGGAGGTAACGAATAATGATGCGATATACGTTGGAAGTCGAAAAGTACGGTATTTACTGCGATGGAACTGAGGCGGCCGCAACTACGCAAGGAATCAATCGCGCAATTTTCGAAGCCGCTGAGGCCGGTTATTCTGAGGTTTATATACCGAAAGGTAAATATCTTATAGACGCAGTAAATCGACTTTCTGTTAAGCCGGAAGAAGGAGCCGGGATACGTGTGCCATCGTGCATAACTCTAATATTGCATCCAAAAGCAGAATTCATCGTTGAGTCAAATAGTTCTTACGGTTATTCATGCATCTATATTGGAGAGGTCAAGGATGTAACGATAAAAGGCGGCAAGATCCGAGGCGAGCGTTATCAGCACGATTTTACCGGTCACGGCGACCTCGAAAAGAGGAAAACGCACGAATGGGGTTACGGCATAAACGTACATGGCTCGAAAAACGTCGTAATTGAAGGCGTTGATATTGCGGACTTTACTGGCGACTGTATTATGGTTAACGCGCAAGGAATGCTTAACGTTTCCTGGACGACTTACCGCCCCGCTCGCAATATAACGATTAAAAACTGCAAGTTAGACGGAGCACGCCGTAATAACATATCGGTTACAGGCGGCGAGGACGTTAAGATTCATGATAACGAAATTACCAACGCGGGCATAAACGATGGCTGTATGCCAATGTTGGGCATTGACATCGAAGGATATGGTGAAGGCGACATTGATTACGAAGAGCCACGCAACGTCAAAATAACGAATAATACTTTCGTAGGCAACGTGGCACAGTCGGTGTGTAACTTCAGCGGTTATGAGGTCGTTATATCCGAAAACCATTCGGACAATACGATCTCTTACGGATATGGAACCGATACAAACATCGAAAATAATATATTTGTTCGTAAGGATAAAAAATACACTGCAATTGCGGGGCTCGGTGTTTCGGCAGGTTTCATAGGAAATAACGCAACCATTTCCGGTAATACAATAAAAGGCTTCAGCAGTGGTATAGATGTTCGCGGCGGTGACGTTACCGTTTCAGACAATACGATTTCAGAATTAAGCGTGGACGGTATTGCCTTAGCCACATTCGAAGCCAAGAACGTTAAATTCTCGGATAATACCGTAAACCACTGTCCAGGAAAGCTGTGTTGCGCGCGCAATTCTAGAGATATAACGTTCGAAGGTAACGAATTAAATGACTCGGATATCACCGCGATGGAGATCATCGATTCTACCAACGTTAAAGCAAAGTCGAATGATATAAAGCGAAGCAAACAAGGCGTCGTAATTACGAGGTCCTCAGCGAAAGTATTCGATAATGACGTCGATCTTACCGAGTATCCTAACGCTGCGGGATACTCGGTAGCTTTCGATAAAGGCAGTGACGTATTTATTAAAAACACTCACATCCCATCGCCAACAAACATGGCTATATACGGAGAAAGCGCTGAAGGTCGAACGGTGCGCATCAAAGACAACGATATAACTGACGCGAAGTGTTTGATACCGATTTACGTTATAGGCGGTAAAAAACCCGAGATATCAGGAAATGATATAACGTTTAACCGGACGTCTTCCGGTGGTTACGGCATTCAAACGAAGAACACAGACGGCGCGTTAGTAAAGGAAAACGTTGTTTATTCCGTTAGTTCTTTCGCGTTGTATAATCCGATAAAGACCTCCGAGTCTATTAATTCGCGAGTTATCGGAAACAAAATATCCGGCAACCTTTCGCTTAATCAAACGGACATAGAGACGAATAATATTCCAATTTAGCTTGACTTTACCTATACGCTAGCGTATAATTTAATTATAGAAAGGAGGGAAAAACGAATTAAACGCGGAAACGGTACTAATTATAACGGCGATAGTAAACTTCGTCATTGCGGTAACGAATTTGGCAACCGCCTGCGTTAACGCAAAAAACGCTAATCGCAAAAACGACTAGCGCCAGAAACGTTGATACGGGGATAGATGTGAGAGTCCTCCCCGTGTCTCCTATAGTACCGTATCAAAAACGAAAACACAAGGAGGCGAGCGCGCCATGTTAACGGCTTTATCTATCGTAATTACGGCGGCGGCCCTGATCGTTGCAATCGCGGGCCTGGTCGTCGCATTCAAACGGAGGCGATAACGGTATGCAGCAGCTTATGATTCGCAAAATATGGTCGGATACACCGGCACTTACACCGCAGCAGGAAGCGCAGATCCTCGACCTATACGAGCGCCCCGCCGCCGAATTCGGTCGATGTGGGCGCGCTTACCAAATTGGCATCAATTCGATGTTACAATACTTCGGCTATCGGATCGAAAATGAGATCGGAGACGCTAACGATGGTTGAATACGCTTGTAACGAATGTAATTACGCAAGACTTGACGTAAAAATAGAGCCTGACGCGTGCCGCCCTACGTGTGGAGCGCGCCTACAGGTCGAGGAGGAAATCGTATGAAACGTTTATTTAAATCAATCGTAATCACCGCGGCTCTTTTAACGAGTACAATCGCCTTAGCACCGCAAGCAGACGCAGCATGGTCGGGCTGGCAGACGGAAAAGTTCGGACATAAAGCGCGTGTATATACGGATGCGACTACGTATACTAGCAGCGCGAAGACGGTCGATTGGAAAGCCGAAAAGAAAGGCGCGGCCACGCTTTATTATACGGCCGGCGTTTATAAAAAGCGTTCAGGTGGCGGGCTGACTGACACTGGCTTGGTACAGCGCGGAAGCTTTAAGACCGCAACGCCGCTGAAGTCATTTAGCGTAAAGTCGATCCGTGGTAAAACTGGCTCCGGAAGCTACGTAATCCAGATCGATTGTTATACGGATTCAGGCAAGCGCCATTATATCGGGACTTTTGAGTCAGCGCGTTTTAACGTGAAATAAGCGTGTGTGAGCCGTTTTAAGCTGCGGGGTACCCTAGCGTACCTGATCGGCGTTATGGCGACTCTTTCGCTTTGATTTCGTGGGAAATTTGAGGCTGGCGCACAGTTTCGTCGGTTTTTCCGCATACTAACGTGTTATAATTTACCTATACAACGCGAATAGACACGGAGGTTTAGCGGATGGAGGAAAAGGATTACGAAACAAAGGGATACAATACGACGATAACGTACGAATATAAGGAAATGCCGGATGTTCGCGCAGGGCGTTGCGATAACTGCGACTATACGTTATTTAAGAGCTCGGTAAAGAACGGAAAGTTTTTGCGCGAATGTAGAAGATGCGGCATGAAAAAGAATATATGAGGGGGAAATATTAATGGGAGGTATATGTAAGGCCTGCGGATTTGAGGAGACCGAAAAGGAAAAATTCAGAAGAGTAGTTAATGGCGGAGCTGTTGAACGTCTAGCAAGCCCTGATAGCTTTTTAACCGAAATCGATATGGAATCTTACTTAGGCATGTGTCCTAAATGCTTTACTGTTCGCGTTCTAAATGTTGATTCCAATTAAAGAAAAATAAAGACGCCTTAGCGGGCGTCCTTTTTCGTTTTATACCTCCTTGACGTTAAACAGCGCGATCAACGTTTTGTCCGGCGTCTTAGATTGTCGATAGAAAACGTTAGGGTTAAACGTAAATCGCTCCGGCTCTGTACCAACTTTAATGCGCGCGACAACGTACTCACCGTCAAACTTCATCTGCTTAAGGCGGCGACCTAGTGTGTCCGACGTTACTCCGATAGCTTCCGCAAGCTCTTTCTTATTAAACCACCGGATGCGTTTCGGATTCTTTTCGAAAGGATTTTCGCAAAGTGCATTCGTCTCGAAATGTATGAACGGCAACATGCGATAAATAAGACCGATGTCCGTCGCCTTCACTTCGCTATATACGCGTTTAATTTTCGCAGTATACAGCTTAACAACGTATTGGCTACCGAAGTTGCCTTTAAAGTGGTAGTGCTCGTTTACGCTGTAACCATCGTTGGTCTCTCGGATAATGTCACGTTCAATGCATGCGGATAAGAAATCATAGAAGGTCATTCGTTTCTTGCCGAGCTGTAATACGTCCATCATATCCGTAGTTGACATAGGCGTTTTATTTCGGCTCGATTTAACGAGAACACCGTTATAGTCAACGTAACACTGAAGAAGCATTAAATAACCGCACTGTGCCGTTGTAAGAGCGTTATAGACTTCGTGAATATTAGACATATTCGCGTTAGAGAAGTCGCGTCGATCGGCCGTCTTTTCTTGTTGCTGGCGGAAGGCTTCGTCTTGGTTTCGGTGACGCAGCGTATAGCTTTCTGATAGATCCTCGCCGGTTTCTGTGTTCACAACTCGTAATCTTCTACTCATATAAACGTCCCCTTTTCGATAAAATAAAAAGCGCTGTATAAGCGCTCTCATAACGTATAGACAACTAGTGGTAGGTTTTTTCGCCTGTAGCGATATTTACGGTGAATTGCCCTGGCGTCTTTCCGTTAACAAACGCGGAGTAACATTTCCTGCGCTCTAAATTTCGAGCCTTGGCACGCTTATCGAGTAGTTTATTTTCGTAATTGGATCGTGTTCTGCGGATTGGTAGACCTTTGTACGCACCGTTTTGGTCGTACTCTTCCGCCAACTTATCGGAGGCTTCTCGTTTATAACGCTCCTCCAACTGTGTCTCGCTCATAATCGGGTATTCATTTCGCGTAACTTTATCCGGGTGTGAATCGGAAAGCTCCTCGTAAATTATGAGATTAGCCAATCGGTCAAGCGCGGTAACGTCCGGCTGTTCTCCGGTAGAGTCATAATAAGCGTTTACTAACGCCATAGTTTCTTTGATACGTTCCTGGCGCGCCAGCTTTCCGGCCTTAGTACGTTGGTACATTTCCTTAATTGTTTCGTGCAGCAAAGGTTTATCCATTGATTCGCCCTCCCGTCGTATACCCTTCGTTATGACTCGCCCAGTAGTAGTAAATGTCCGCAACCTTTTCGGCAGACCTCGATATATAAGCCTCTACATTTTGTTTAGCGATGCCCATCCGTTCGCCCGCCTCTGCTTGCGTTAGTTCTCCGAAGTAAACGAGCTCGATCGCCTGACGCTGGCGGTCCGTTAGATTCGCTAATTCGATCGCCTTGTGAATATCGATAAGAATCGTCGCCGCGTCGTAATCTCCGCATCGCTTGCGGCTGACGAACTTCTGATAATCGGCGAGTAATAGTTTCACGCCTTCTGCGTTATCGAGCGCATAAGTTGCGTCGAATTCGCGTTCCTTTCGGTGTAGATCAACTTTTACTGAACCGATGTTAACCGTCCCCTTTCGTTGACTCCTTCGTTAATTTCGTTTATGATTAACGTAAACGCTTCCGAAAGGAGTTTCGTTTATGGTTCTTACGTGGATATCTAACGACTTTGAGCGCAACCTCAAAGCGTACATAACTATCGAAAAGCAGCGCCGCCTGTTCATCTCGGCAGGAGCGCGTCGTATTATCGGATTACCTACGGACGGTCCGTTTTATTTGACGGTCGCCTATGACGCGGATGAAAAGCGTATCGTAGTCGGCAAGCCCGAGTTAATAAACCAACCGGACGTCAAGCCGTTCAAGTTCGATAAGCGCGGCAACGTGTCGGCCATTCCGTTCTTGCGTAAGGTCGGCATTGATTTTGATAGCCTACCGCAGCGCTATTATTTGATCGGCGATGGCGAGGCGTCCAAGCAACCGTATTTAGCGTATCCTTCACATACATACGCGTTTCAGTTAGACGCCGACGCCAATTGATCCGCAAGCGCCCTTCCGATATACCACGCAACGCGCGAAGCAATTCCGTTACCGACAATCCGATATTGCGCCGATAAAGAAATATCGTCTGGCAGGACGTAAGTATCTGGCGCAGATTGGATTCGGAGACATTCGCGAACGGTGAAACGGCGCGGCGCTTCCGTTGGGTGGATCGGCTGTCCGCTGTTGTGGTGTGCTGGAATCGTATTAGACGGCTTATCTAGCGATTGCACGCGATTGGCTTGATCGTATGTGTATTCGCTTTTTGGCGTCCAATATTTTCCGCAGTCTTGACGTTCGGGTTCCGGTAAATCGCCGATAACATCCCGCAATACTCGCGTCCGATAATCGCCTTCTAACGGCTTCGGAAACTCGAAAGTAAAGCCGAGGTCTTTCCGTACACCGACGATAAACACCCGCTCGCGCTTCTGTGCTACACCGTAATGCCACGCATTTATAACCTGCCAACTAATCTCGTAACCTATTTCGTTAAATTTCTCGATAAGCGCATCAAATGTAGGACGGTGGCGCTTCGTTATCAACCCTTTTACGTTTTCAAACACGAAGGCTTTCGGCTGCTTTGCCGCAATGATTTCGAGGTAGCGCCATACTAATTTTCCGCGTTCTCCGTCAGCGCCGGCGCCTTTGCCTGCGACCGAGAAGTCCTGACACGGAGGGCCTCCGAATATAACGTCTGTGTTCGGTAAACTATCGATATCTACTGCGTTAATATCCGCCTGTTCAACGTGATCGCCGAAATTATGGCGGTAGGCTTTAACGGCATTCTTATCGAAGTCCAGCGCCTTTACAATATCGTATCCAGCCGCTTTAAAGCCGATTGCTCCAAGTCCGCCTCCGCAAAAAAGTTCCAGTACCGTAAGTCCGGTTGCCGGCTGTTGCGGCGTTAAGTTAAACTCCGTCATAGTATCGCCTCCATCAACGCATCCAGTTTCGCGTATAATTCATCGATCGTACCGTCGTTTGTAATTTCGTAATCAACTTCGAAATCCAGCAGCGCAAGCTCGGTCGGATGCTTCAACGCGACCAAGTCGAAATCATCGCCGGCTTTTCTTGCGCGTTCAATCCGTAGTTCCTCCGGCGCCATGATGCGTATTAGCGTAAACCCTTCGGCGCGCAGTCGAGCGTATTCGTTTGGCTGTCGGCAATCTTCGACCAACACGCGGTTTTTGAGCATTGGCGCTAGGCCGCAATCACAGTCGCAGGCATATCGCGCCAGGTAAGCGTCGACTTTCGTCATGGTGGCGTTAACCCAAACGTCTTCGCCGAAAGCTTCTCGCGCCCACTGTCCGAACTTTTGATAATGCGCGCGTGGCTTCGGCTTTTCGGGCACGGACGGGAAAGCCCGATGAAAGGCGGCTTTGAGTTCGTCGCCGAATGCGAACGGATGGAAATCGTAATGCAGCGCCAAGTACCCGGCGGCTTCCGACTTGCCTGCGCGTAACGGTGCGGTTAGGGCGATCTTCATGGGCGCATCAACAACCTTTCGATAATTGCCGCCAATTCGTCCGCGGTAAATAACTTTTCGCCTTTAACTCCGGTCGCACTTTCCTTTAACCGTTCCAATTCCTCGCCGAGCGTCCGATTGTCTTTGTGCAGCGTGTCGATTTCGTCTTTTAGCGCTAAGTACCTGCGAGTGTTTTCGGATCGGATTTTCATGTCCTCGTCCAAAGCCGCATGTAGTTTTTTATTCTCGCGCTCTAAGTCCGCAACACGCGCTGCCAGATTAGATACGACGTCGATTAGGTCGGCTGGCTGTGGTTCGTCGGCTTCGGCTGATTCTACCGGGACGAGTACGCGATAATTAGTTTTCACGACAATCCCAACGCCCCATTCACCAACGCTATCGTCAACGAAGACATCGGTCACGGTTAGGACTTTTCCGACTGGCAATCGACCTAATTGCGTTTGAGTAGTAAGAATCTTCTCGCCCACTTCCGCCTTGCGCTCGGTTAATTCGTAGCGCCCACCGTCAATGTGTACGATGTCGGTCGGTTCGAGTACGCGGTATGCTCCGTGGAGGATATACCACGATTCGTCCTCGTATTTACTTTCGAATTCGACTTCAGCATCGTCAATATCAACGTCAATAACCTTTCCGTATTCCTTTTCTGAATAGTACGGACAGTTTCCGAAAATAGATACGATCTTCTCGATGACCTCCGCCTTCCGATCGACCTCTACGTATTCTCGCTTGATGCCGCCAAGTGTTTCGTCAGCCAGTACGTGGATTTTCGTCATTTATTCCGCCTCCCATTAATTTATTACGCGAACCTGCACCGACTGCCGTCCGAACTGCACAGCGTCGGCTTCGTCCGCAACCAATACGTCAATCTTGGCGCCTTTAATCGCGCCCCCAGTATCGAGCGCCACGGCTTCAAACGTCGTGCCGTCCGCCTGCTTTACTTCAACCGCCGAACCCAACGCAATCACTGACGGATCGACCGCTATAATGCGCTTGCCTGCGTGATAGATCGTTCCGGTTACGTCTATGCCCGTTGCGGTAATTCCGCTGCAACCTTCGGGACATCGCGCGGTATACGCAGACGCTTGAAACGTTTGCCACGCGTTTGGATTCGCGGGTTTATTTTCGTTAGTATTTTCGTTATTTTCCTTCGGTTTTGGTCGCGCCTTTGGCTTCGCTTTGACTTCCGCCCTCAACGTCGCCACTTCGTCCTCAAGCGCCTGGATACGCGCGTCTTTCTTTTCCGCCTCAGCTTCCGCTTTCTGCAACGCCGCATCTTCTTCCGTGATGCGCGGCGGATCTGGCGGTGGTGGCTCCGGCGGCTTGGCGGTTGGATTCGTAAGTAATTGCGTTGACATCGCTAGATTCGTTAGTATACCGATGCTTACACCTCCTCGAAAAACTGGTCCGTCCACGGTTCCACGTCGACCACTTCGCGCCTTAACGCTTCGGCTAATTCGGTGATTTCCGCCTGTGCGCCGCGTCCCTTTTTACGTTTAGAATAGAACGACAACAACGCGGTAAGATTCGCAGTCATTACGAGATTCGTTGCAGATGCGTTCGGTAGGACGGCGCGGGCGTCTTCGGCGGGCACTCCGGCTCTGCGCAAAAGATCGTAGGCTTGCTGCGCTATTTCCATAGCCTCCGCGAATATTTCCGTAGCAGGACGATCAGTAATTGGCGCTCCGTACACAAAGTCGTACATATCCGCCGTTTTATCGCTCGTAACTTTATCCGGAACTACGTAATCGAACCCGCCGATCTTATCATCGCTTCCCATCCGTACATAACGCTGTGACTGAACGCTGAAGCTGAAGCCGACTCGGTGTCTCGTAAGCTGCGCTAGTAACGCCCGACTGACGCCCTCAATCGAAAAGGTGAACGTTAGGTGTTCGAGGGTCGACGTGTGTTTGGACGCGAAGATATGTCGGAAAAGCCGATCGGCATCCGTGCCTGCGCCGCCGTCTGACGCTTTGGAGCCGAAATACTTGGCGCCTTCCTTTGCGACGATTTCGGACGGCTTATTGGCGCTGTAGCATGTTCTGATTGCGGTTAGGGCGACCGCTTGGCCGTCAGTTACGCCCTCACGAAATAATTCGCCAACGTCAGTCAATGCGTCCTCAGTTTCGTTAAGCGTGAACATTTTCGCAAATTTCTCTGAAACCAGTGTATGTGCGATTAGATGTACGTTCATTTTGGTTTCCGCCATTTATTCTCCTCCTCCGTATCCACTATGAGAACTACTTCCGAATAATCCGATTGAAACAATTAAGGTTGTTATAAGCGCCGACATTATAAGGGGAATCAAAAATACTGCCGAGCCTATGAGGTAATCCGACTCAAACGTAATAAGCTGTGTGATCAAATATGCGAAAAAGAAAACACATGCCCCGTATATAATCCAAAACCGCATTTATTCGTCCTCCAATCGTTTTAACGCTCCGCCGTTTTCGTAAATAGTTTCGTTAATTAATAATCTGCGAGCTTTCTCCTTCGTAGTTATTCGGAATGTACAATCGTCTCTCCCGTACATTTCGCAGTTAACAACGTAATCGCGAAATAGGTCGTTCATATACTCGATGTCGCCGCATCCGTACAGCTTACCGTTTAGAAAACACGCATATATTTGCGTCATCTAAGCGTCTTCCTTCGCCAGTCTCTCTAGCGCGCCGCCGTTTCTATCGTTAGCTTTTTCGTAAGACTCCGCAATAACCCCGCTACTCCCGAAGCCGCCCGCACCTCGATCGCTATCGCCGAGCGCATCAACTTCCGTAAACACCGCCTGCTCGACCGGCTTGATAACGGCTTGCGCGATACGATCGCCTTTGCGGATTTTTATAACGTTATAATCCGTAGGTTTGACGCCATTAAAGTCGTCGTCCCCTGCTAGTATCCCGCGCATGATTCGTGGTTGTGATGCGTATCTAACTTGCGCAATATTATCGACAATCACGCCAACCTCGCCCGTATATCCGCAATCTACAGTACCGAGCTGCACACGCAAAGGCGTCTTCAGCGTAATACCGGACCGTGGTCGGATCTGCATTTCGTAGCCCTCCGGAATCTCGAACGCCAAGCCCGTCGGCACACATGCGGTGGCGCCCGGCTCGATAATTACGTCCTCCGCCGCGACTAGATCGAAGCCAGCGTCCGTTGCGTGTGCGTAGGTTGGCGTTTGAGCGTCCGGTGATAAGCGTTTTATATTTACGTTCATTTCGTTTCCTCCTTCGTAACGTCCTCATATATAACTGCGAGGTTAGGTATCGGATTGGCACGTTTTCCTCATAAATAGATGCGTATAAAGTTCGGATAACGGACACTTAGTCTCCGAAATAAAAATCCGAATCCCTAAGCGCCTCGACCGTCGCTTTCTTATAGCCGTTACCCTTCTGCGAAAAGAAGTCATGCGATTTCGTCTTCGTACTTAGTCCGTTCATCACGATCGAATTCGGCGTTTCGTCTTCAAAGTACGGATCGAACGCAAGGTTTTGCAGCGCTTTATTCGCGTTATAACGCATGAACCGTTTGACATCGTGCGTCAGACCGACCGCATCGTAAAGGTCCTCGGCATAGGCGACCTCGTTTTCGTAGAGCTCCGTCAATAAATCAATGGCAAAGTCGCGTAATTCTAACTGAACGCTATGAGCTTGACGGTTATAGATTTCCTGCGCGACCAAGCCGGTATAAACGCCGTGGATCGCTTCATCGCGAATAATAAGCGATATAATTTCACCGGAGTTCGTAAGCTTGCCTTGGCCCGCGAAATATAACGGATAATAAAAGCCGCTATAGAACAAAAAGCTTTCGAGGTATACCGAAGCGACCAGCGCCTTATACAGCGAAATATCATCGTCCGCCTCAATCGCGTTATACAGGCCGACGATCCGTTCCGCCTTCCGTTGCAAATACGGGTTGGTCTTAACCCATTCGAAAACTTCGTTAATTGTTTCGGTAGGCGCGAGCGTCATAAAAATATTCGAATACGACTTCGCATGAACAGCGTTCTCCATCATCGCCATGAAATTAAGGACGGCTTTGCGTTGGTGTCCGTCGATGTGCTGCGCGATGATAGGCATGCCGGTGTTTCCCTGCTCCGTATCCAGTAGCGTTAGGCCCGCAAGATCGCGCATATATACGAGTTGCTCGGTCGGACTCAGCGCCTTCCACGTCAAGAGATCGCCGTTTAGCGAAATCTCTTCCGGAAGCCAGAATTGCTTAACGTTCTGCGCGTAGAACATTTGCGTAAAGTCGTCTTCGTGGCGCGACCAATCGGCCGCCGTGTGGATTGCGTTTGCGTTCGTCAATTATTCGTCCTCCTTCTGCGTACTCTCTATAGGTAGCTCTGCCGTTTCATATCGACTAAATATCGTTGCTCTATCCGTATCCGTTGCGTAAGGATGCACCGATTTTGCCGGGAGCGTAGTTACAAATGTCCAGCCTTTCTCGTTCATTTGCGTTATTGTATCTCGATCCACATACTCGCTAGTTATAATAACTTGAAACTTAATCATCTTTCCGCCTCCTCTTCGTTTAAACAACGCAACTCAAGCACGAATCCTGGCCGGTATCCTTTGTTCGCGCATAATACAGCGTTTTAATACCTCGATGATGCGCGTATAAGTCAATCCGGTTCAGATCGCGCGTCGTCATCGTATCTTTCAAGAACAGCGTAAACGAAATGCCCTGATCGACGTGCTGCTGAATCGTTGCGATCATATCAACAACTTTAAACATATCCATGTCGTACGCTTCCTTATAGAAGAACCAATTCTGCGGCGACAACCCCGGCATCGGATAATACGTCTTCGAATTTCCGTACGTACGCTCCTCGATACGCTCCATAATCGGCATGACAGACGCCGTAGCCGACTGCACATACGATATTGAACCCGTCGGCGCAATCGCAAGTCTGTACGAATGGTAAAGACCGTACATCACAACGTTATCCCGCAACGCTTCCCATTCAATCGGCGCCGGAATTGTAACGCCTTCAAATAGCTGCGCAACCTTCTCTGTTTTAGGACGGAAATCTCCTGCGACGTACTTGTCGAAGTAACTACCGCCTGCATACGTAGAACCCTCGAACCCTTCGTACGCGGTTCCAGTCTGCTGCGCTAATTCATTCGAACGTACAAGCGACCAATAATTCACCAACGCGAAGAATACATTAGCGAAATCCCTCGCTTCTTCCGATTCATAAGCGATACCGTTTTGCGCTAAATAGCCGTGTAAATTCATCGCGCCAAGTCCAATCGAACGCATCTCACGGTTAGCTCGCGCAACAGCCGGCGCATTCTTGATATTCGAAGTTTCCGAGACTCGTGTTAGAGCATCAACGGATAACTTAACGATCGTTTCGAAGTCGCCGTTTTTCATTACGTTTGCAATGTTTAGCGAGCCGAGGTTACACGAAATATCGAGGCCGATTTCGTCCGGTTCGCCATAGTCGGTGTACTCCGAAACCTGCGATGCTTGAAGCACTTCGCTACAGAGGTTCGAAAACTTAACCTTCGAAATGTGATTGTTCGTGTGGTCTGCGTTAACGTTACCTTCGAACATGATGTACGGATAGCCCGATTCGGATCGCAGTACGGCGAGCTTTTCGAGTAGCTTCCGCGGATTAATCTTTTCCTTACGCACGGCCGGATTATCGACGAGCTGATCGTACATCTCTCCGATATCCATTTCGTCTAGGTACTGGCCGTACGCTTTGTATACGGTGTGCGGATAGAAAACGTAAGCCGGCCGATCTTCTCGCGCCAGTTCGATGAATTTATCCGGAATGACAACGCCGATTGATAACGTTTTAACGCGTACGTCTTCATCTGCCGAGATTTTCTTCGTATCCAAGAAATCGTTAATGTCAGCATGGAATACGTTAAGGTACGCTACGCCGGAACCCTGCCGCTGACCCATCTGATCCGCATAACGGAACGCATTATCGAGCAGCTTCATAACGCCGACTACGCCCTTCGTCGCGTTCTCTACGTCTTTAATCGCTTCGCCCTTCGCTCTAAGCTTCGATAGATTAAGCGAGACGCCGCCGCCAAGCTTCGAGAGCTGCATCGAAATGTCAATAGCGCGACTAATATCGTTAAGGGAATCGTTAACTTCGAGCAGGAAACACGAAACTAATTCGCCGCGACGCTTCCGACCCGCGTTCAAGAACGTCGGCGTGGACGGCTGATATTCCTGGCGCATCATTAAATCGACGTACTCAAGCGCCTTGGTTGCGTCTCCCTCCGCGAAAAACAACGCACAGCAAGCGACCCGGTCTTCGTAGCGTTCGAGAATCTTCTTGCCATCATTCGTCTTCAGCGCATAGTCGTTATAAAATTTGAACGCGCTCATGAACGAAGGGAATCGGAACTTGTGCGCATAGGCCGCTTTATAGACCGCCTTGATTTCCTCGAACGTATAGGCGTCCAGGAATTCGGTTTCGTAGTATTCGTTATCGCGTAGGTAGTCGAGCTTTTCGCGAAGGTCGTGGAAAAATACGGTGTTTTGATTTACGTAGTCAATAAAATAAGCGCGGACGGCTTCAAGATCCTTTTCGAATTGGAACCGGCCGTCCTTCTGTAGCATAATTTCGTTATTAAGTTCGATGTAATTCGTCAAGCGCATTCACCCTTTCGATAAATTGTCGTACATCTGCGTCCGTTCCCGCTAATTCAAAGCGCCCGATCACCGGCACGCTGTATTGCGCCGCGATTATGTCCGCCGCCTTTGCGTAGTTTCCGCCCCAGTTACGGTTGCCCGACGCAGCCACACCCGTCAAGTACGCGCTATTAACCGCAAGGAAATCATCCACCGGCCGCGCCACCTGACCGAAGCCGTACGTTCCAGTCACGCAAACGAACGGCTCGGTTAGCGTTAGGTCTGGCGCTAGTTCAACGGCGCGTAAACCGGTCTTTGCGACGAATCGGCGTACGTTGCCAGTCCGCGAATAGTAAGCGATTAGCATTCGGAATCATCTTCGTCTTCTAACGAATCAAGTTCGTCTTCGATGTCAGCGATTTGATCTTCGATATCGTCAATATCGTTTTGAACGTCCTGTATCTCATCGCGTAAGTCTTCTAGCTTGTCTTCCTGCGCATCGAGTTCGAATTGCAACGCTAATAGTGCGCTTTCTAGTTCTTCGCGTTTATGCATCCGATCTACCCCTTCCGTCTCTCGATTTCCGCCTCTAATTCGTCCAGCTGCGCTTGTGTCCGATCACGTTCGATTCTCGCTTCGATAATCTTCCGGTCATGAAACCTAATTGCGGAATCACTATCGGTAAGTTTTTCGTTAAGCCATCGCCGCATGTCATGTAGTTCTCCGTCGGTTGCTGTATAGATCATTCGGCCGGTCCCTCCGTTTCGCGTTTAACGTCCGCCTCTAGGCGTTTATGATTGCGATAAGGCTCGACGATCAGCCAGTTAATGAATTCGATGACCACCGCACAGATAACGATTAAGAAAGCGCCGACGATACCAACCTTGATTATCGCGCCGATAACCGGAAAGCCAAGAAGCGCGTACATATTAAACACGGAACTGACGATTAATACTCCGGTCACTGCGCCGAGTAGCGCTGCGCTTAGATACGTAACAGCCATCGTAAATCTCTCTTTAAACATTCGTATCACTCCTTCGGTTTATCTATTACGCCTTCGTGAATCAGCCACGCAAGCCCAATCGCAGCCGCATCGCTTTCATCGAAATTAGCGAACTCGCCAGTATACCCGGTCATACGCCGCACTGCCGCCTCTACTACGTCCTTTTCTGCGCTGCCCGATCCGGCTACCAACGACTTAACCCGCGTTGCTGATATTCCGAGCTGTGGTTGCTTTGTAGTCGGAGTTTTCCGGTATCTATCGAACGTCAACCCGAAGCGCGATGTTGCCCGTTCACACGCGTTCCATGCCGCCAGCACCGGATAATTCGAGGTCGACGTTTTGCCGGCGAAGTCCTCCCGCACCACATAGTCGAAACCGTCTCGCGGGCAGTTTTTATCGAGAAAGACCTTCGCCCATCCTTCGATGACTTCCGCTCTGTGCGCATGATCGCGGTCTCTGTTTGGCTTAACGTGCGATAGCGCTTTGATCGTAGGCTTTCGGTTGCGTACCTCGATTATCGCGACGCCAGGGCAGGTCATCGACGTATCGAACGCGAGGCACCGGATAGGCTTGGCGCTACTCACGAACACCACCGCTGGAAGTCGATATCCTGAGTATTCAACGCCGCCTCTGCTAATTCTGACGCGTTCTCGGCGCCGGTAGCGATCGCCATTAAAACGTTTAGATATAACGAATCTTCCAGCGAGTGAGCAATTTCGTTATCTCCTGCCGATTCCCTAATCCTTTCGACTGTTTTAAGAACGTCTTCTTTCGTCATCAAACCGCCTCCCCTTTGCGTACTTTTTCGATAAACTCTAGCGCACCGGCGTACTGCCGCTTAGTAGATTCGTACACATTCGACCGCCTTACCTGCGAAACTTTATCGCGTATGGCCGCCAATTCAGCATCCGTCAATGTTTGCGCAATAGCCGTTTTGTATCCGTTAAACGTCCAGCCGTTAAGATCCAGTGTCATCGGCTTGCGTTCATCTACCGACGTCTGTATTTCTACGAATCTATCGAGCAGTGCGTCAATGTCCGCCTGGCTAATTTCGATGCCGAACGCTCGGATGTCCGGGCTCTTTTCGAATTCGCCTTCTGGATATTCCCACGCTTTCTTCGCCGCGTTTACGTAGAGAATTACGTACAGGTCAACGCCGTACATTTCCGCATAGGCAACGCATTGTTTAACGTGTTTTTCGTCCGGCTTCTTCAGCGAATGGAACGACGTACGGGCCGCCGACGTTTGCTTCGACTTGATTTCGAGGCCGACGCGTAAAATCTCGCCGTCTTCCGTTACATAACGCATAATACCGTCGCATGTTCCGTATAGATGAAACGTCTTGCCGCCGCGCTCGATCTTATGGCTCCGTTTTGCGAAGTCCTCGAACATTGGCGTGCCGTCTTCGTTGCGTTCGAAGCTGAACGGGCAGGGCCGGCCGGTTTTCTTTTCGAAGTGTTTTTCCATAAAGAGAATATCGCGCTGGATCATATCGCCAATCGCCGTTCCGATACGCGTCCAACGGCCTTGATACGGAGGCTTTCGCGTTTCGTCTTTCGGTGATCCGATCGCTTTGTGATAGAGCTCGCGCGGGCAGGCGTTTGCAGATGACGGTGAAAAATACGGCTTCTTCGGAAATACTTTCGGAGCGTCTGCGTACCATCGGTGTATCTGCGCGTCTAAAGCGTTATCCCACGTCTCAGGCAGCGAGTGCCATTCGTTTAGATATTCGATGAGTTCATCCGCAATCTGCTGCGCATATGTGGTCAGCTCGGGCGCCGGCGCTAATTGGGCGCGCAGTGAGTTTGCGGCTGATCGTGCGTTTGCGTTCGTCAAACTGCCACCCACTTCGTTACTGCGATCTCGCGTTTTTCTACTTCGGTAATTTCGGCCGGATCGTCGGCTCCGTACATTTCGCTATCATACGTCCAGTAAGTCCAGTCCGATCCCGACCTGCCGATTTCTCCCCTATAGTGCTTATTTCCATCGGTGAAAATAACGGTTTTACTTTGGTACTTGTGTTCGTGCTTCCATTCGCTTTCCTCTACGACTGTATAGGTCACATCGCCGATATCAATTCCGCCTTCAAACGTCATATCTTCCAGTTGTTCAATCGTCAATTTAACCAATTAAACCGCCTCCTTGTTTTTAAACCATTCGTCCACCGACATACCATCGCCCCAACGACGCATTATTTCGATGTCGGTTTTATTCGGGATATTACCGAAAACGTACGTATTAACCATTACGTCTTCGAAATCTTTTACGTCCTCTTTCGTAAGTGTTTCCGGAACTAAAAGCAATGCTTCGTCGTGTACTACGCACCATATTCGCCATTCTCCTCGTCCTTCTGCCGTTTTACGATCGCATAACTCTTGAAGCGCAATCATAGTCGCCTTAGTTTGAATCGCTGCGGAGCCTTGAACCCTGGCGTTTGTTGATTGCGTATAGACAGCCGAATAGTACCCTTTTGCATTCCGATCCTTTGCGTCCGGCAGCCGTCTCTTTCGCTGGCTATGATCCATCCATACGTATCCGTGTTTTTTAACGAAAGCTTGATTCGATTCGACCCACTTCTTAACCACCGGAAACCTTTCGAAGAAGTTATCGAGGAACTTTTGCGCTTCCTGCTTCGTAATTCCAATCGCGTCTTTGAGCATGTTAGCGCCACCACCGTAAGCAACCGCGAGCATGATAACTTTCGCTTGTTTACGATATACCGAGCCGTCTCCGCAGTCTTCTATCGGCTTGTTAAAAACCTCCGAAGCAATGGACGCGTATAGGTCGTTTCCTTGCAAGTAATTATCGACTAGCTTCGGATCTTGCGAGAAGTACGCCAGGCACCGGTATTCTTGCTGGCTCCAGTCTCCGCCAAGTATTGCGTAACCTTTAGGAGCAACGAATAACTTACGTGCTTCTTTCGGCTGATTCTGAAGATTGACGCCGGTACCTCCGGATGAAAAGCGCCCAGTTTTTGCGCCGTTTTGATTAAAGTTCGTGTAAAGCTTTCGGGTCTTACGGTCAATCAATTCCGGCAAAGCGTTGATATACGTTGAGTAAAGTTTGAATAGTTCTTTATATTCGAGAAGCTTCTTGATAATCGGATATTTTTTCGCGAGTGGTTTCAATACTTTCTTCGCATCTGTTGACGCTAGCTTTTCTCCTGTCGCTTTTTCTAACGCTGGCTTAAGCTGCGCCGGCGAGTTAATGTTAATATCGCCTAATTCATCGATGATCTCCGCATATAAACGGTCAATCTGCGCTTTGATTTCCTTACCGTATTCCTTCGCGAAACCTAGGTCGATATTGAAGCCGGTAGACTCCAGTTTTTGCACGACGCTGATCAACGGAACTTCCACCGTTTCGTAATAACGAAGGATCTCCGGGAATTTCGTAAGCTGATAGCGTTGGAAATCTCGTAGTTTACGCGTTACATCTCCGTCTTTAGCAGCGTAGGCAAGCGCAATATTCAAGTCGCTGATTTCGTCAAAGCCGATCTTTCCGAATAAGTCCCCGTAGGTATCTGATTTAATCCGCAGGTACTTAGTAACGAGATTCTTTAGAGCAAAGGACGGCTCGTTTTCGTTAAGCAACCGCATAGCTTCCTGAGTGTCCCACGTCAGTCCACGCAACTTAATACCTTCGCGATCCAGCATGTGTATATCGAACTTGGCGTTATGGGCGAGCTTACCGATCGACTCGTCTTCATAGTACGGACACAACTTTTCGAGCACATATTCGTTGTCTAATTGCGGATGATCCGTTTTATGCTTCGTTGGTATATACGCATGTACGTCCGCTTTAATGGCCGTAATTACATGGCCGACAATATAGTCGTTCCATACATCTGTACCCGTCGTCTCTACGTCAAATACGATTTCTTCTTCGTTATCCAGCAACGCCAGGAATTCGTCTAAGCGCGCTTCAGTCGTTATCAGCCAGTAATTGTCCGGCGTGTTCTCGACCATCTGCCGCAAGGTTTCTTCGCGCTGTGCTTCCTGTAGCGTCTTCCATAACCGCAGCGCCTCCGCCTTGCTGAACGCTTTAGGGTTTCCGGCCTTGTTTACGCAGTCAGCCGGATCACGCGCCAACTTGCCCGCATCCATAGCCGCCTTGACTTCTGTGAGCCGTTTGCGATCGGCATCCGATAGTTTCATCGCGAATATCTTGCGCCAGCTTTCCTCGATCGGCTCGGCGGTCTTGGCTTTCGCCTTCCGCTTGGCCGTCGCCTGGACCGCGTCAGTTTTCGGTGCTGCCGGCTTCAGCGCGTCCAAGTTTAACCGTAAGCCTTCCATCCGTCGTCCTCCTTCCTCGCGAAGTAATTTCGTTAAATTTATACGCCGAATACTTTGTCTAATCCGAAAATAATTAATATGCTTGTGAAAATTGCGATGAGGACGCATAACACCGTAGTCAGAAAATGATCGACGTTAAATTTATCCCGTTTCATAAATCGACCGCCTCCGTCCATCTTCGTTTATATTCCGCTTCATTGTCCGCATACCACTCCGACCAACACGCCGCCCCGCACGCATAGACCTCGAAGAGCGAATCGTAAGTGGCGGATCGCCCTTCGTAGAGGTTAGCGTTGCAATTGGCGCAGACGGCGGCCGGCTTAGCGGTCAAAGCGAGCCTCGACTGGCGTGATGAGTTCGACTCTAAGATAGTATTCATGCACTGTATCCAAGACGGACCCGCTAGAGTCTTGTCTGAGGACTTCGATAATATCCCCGTTTGATACATGTCCAGCACACTGATTGTCTACTACTCGCGCGATATCGCCTTTCTTATACTCGCCAACCTCGCGTCCGATTTCCGCCCACTTCTTGTGCTCGGCGGCTTCGGCGGCTACGCGTTTAGCTTCGGCAACTTCTTTGTCAGTGGCACGTACTAGTTCATCTTCATAGAACCAACCGCTGCGCTCCCCATTTAATTTATCGCATTTGTAAGGAATTTCGATTTTATCGTCCATTTTCACGATTACAATTTCTCCGATTTCTGCGGAATGATCGCGGATGCGTTTAACCACCTTCGCATAATCACCGACCTTCAGACGATAAGGCTTCGGCTCGGCCTCTACACTTGCGGCGTTGACTTTGCGATAGACTTCGAACACTTCGAGCGAGACTCCACAATTTTTGTCGCCATCATCGTCGATAAAGTCCAAATATCCTTCGTAATCTATATTCACAATCTCGTACATTTTGCCGACAGTAATAGAAGAGTCGTTAGTTTCGATAAACTTTACGTAATCGCCCGCTCGCGCTTCGCTTTTGCCGATCCGCGTATATTCCGCCTCACCCTTCAGCGCAGCCACGTCGGATTTTAACGATTCGATTTCGCCTTCCGCCTTTGCTACGCGTTCTTCTACGGACGGGTTGGTTGCGTCGGCGATTTTGCGGAAGAGATCGTACCACTCCTCCGTCCAATTATGATGCGCCCCGTAATCGTCTAAAACACAAACTGCGCTACGTCCGCCCGCAATTACGTCATAGAATCCGCCAGGAGTTGACTGGAATTCCGCTTTATCTGCTAGGCGTACGATATCGCCCTTTCTCGCCCCGCCTTCCACGCGCTCGTAAGCCGCACCGCCATACGCAACCTTCGTAATTTCACCGTTCACCATATCGAGTGTCTTAACGCCTTCTAACTTCGCCATCATACCGCCTCCGCTTCCGTTTTTTCTTCGTACATGTTTCGGTTGAGTGACAACGGCAGTTCAACCCACCGTTTACTCGCCTGTATCGTAGACTTCGCCCAATATTCGCGCTGATTCGGTTCGTTCTCAAACATCCAGACACGAGGTGGTTCGCCAGGATCGCCCAATACGCCAACAAAATAATCAACGTCGGACCGATCGTAGCACTGCCCCTTTCCGTTAGTCGTATAGAGAACGAGCTCGTTATTGCGATCGTGCCTGCGCCGGAACGTTTTCACCTGAACTTTATATTCTTTACCGGTAATAGGATCTTCCGCCTTAAAGTCGTATGGCTGAGCAAGTTGCGGACGGGAAACCGCAAACCCGTTCGCAAGTAATGCCAGTTCTGCGACAACCTCCGAATACTTGCCAACAACTTCGGTTAAGTGCGCCATCTAAGCGCCTCCTTTTCGTTTGGTTAGGTTTGATCGCGATTAAAAATCGAATGAATCTTCGGCAGGTGCTTCGTTAGATTCCGTACCCGCTCCGAGCGACAATCCGATCAAGCTAATATCGAAGCCCGCCGCGACTAGGTTTTCGGTCTGCGTTTTTTCGTCCGCTTCGAACAACAACCCGTCAAACAGCGCCGAGTTAAATTCCTTGCCATCAAACTTGGCGAAGTTCTCGCGTTCCTTTTCGTTAAGATCTTCGTCAAAGTCGATCAGAGGTGTCAGCGCGACCTTAGTATCTTTCGCCTGTCCTGTTGCGTTCGTTTTCGTTAATTCAAACGCAAGCTTGCCGAGCTTCTTTTCGTATTTCGTAATTGTTGCGTATACGTCCAGCGCTTGGTTGCGCGTTAAATCTACAACGATTTCTTTTCCGGTAGCTAGATCAACGAAGCCCATAGCGAATCGTTCCTTGCCGCGATACTTGCTGGCCTCCTGGCTTTGCGCTTTCTCTTCTTTCTCGTTGCCTGCGTCTTTGGCTGCGAATTGGAGTTCGCGGTGATACTTTTCGGCTAAATCCCACGGCGTGTGATCGCTAACTACGAAGCCCTTTTCGTTACGCGTAGAAGGATTCTTCGCAACAAACGTATTTACTTTCTTGTAAACGCCATAACCGAAATACTGCATGAGGTCTTCCGTACCGAGCACGCGCACCTTATAAGAAGAACCTACGCTAAACTTTGCGAAGTCGATCGTATTTAAGTTACCGCCCTCGCTTCCACCTGACTGTAAAGCTCCTAGTGCCGCTGCGCCTTTTTGAAATTGTGTCATTCGTTTTCCCCCTACGTTTTAATATTGAGCGTTAAGCCCTCGCAAAATGCCGGTATCTGCGCCCGAAACGCCGCCAGCGCTTGGCAGTAGCGACGCGACCCGAATTACTTAACGGACACCCCGACATTCTCCGAGGGCCTGGCGCCCTTACTGCGTTTTCTTCGCGTCGTTTTTGTACGTTTCCCACGCCATACCGCCGATAATGACCGCGCTGATAACCGCGACAATAGGAACGATCCATACTGCGTCAGACATATGCCGCAACTCCTTTTTCAATCGACTTGATTTCGGATTTAATTGCGTTAACTTTTTCGTTAATATCTGCGTATTCTTTCTTCGCAATGTCTATTTTCGCGTCGATAACAGCGATAATCTTGTGTGCTCTTGCTCTAGCGCGATTCAATTCGAGTTGGGCGAGTTCGAGATTCTTTTCCGCAAGCTGAATCGTAAGAGTTCGTAATTCGCGATTACGACGGACAATCAAAGCGTCAGACTTGCGTTTAAGTACCGCCTTAAGTTCGTCAGGAAGATCGGTAATTGGCGGCGTACTTGCGGTCGGCGTATCTTCGACTGGCGCCAAAGGATCGGCCATTTTGTAAAGGGTCACTACGCGAATACCATCGACGATCAATCGTGTTCTTGATTTAATATGATCGAAAGCTTTTACTCGTTTCCCATATTCGTTGGTAAGATCGCCTACATAGAAAGCCGTTTGCATTAGCTGCCGAATATGTCCAGCGGCCTGTGGGCGACTGATGCCTAATCGTTCTACAGCGCGGTCAACAGCGTGCTTTGTGACCTCGTAATGTTTCATCCGACGCGCACCGCCTTAATGGCCGGATAGTAGTCGGCCGGATCTTCGTCGTGCGGCCATGCGCCTTGGTAAATAAATTCGGTAAGTTTGCGCTCATCTAGCGCGATTAACGTTTGGATTTCGTTAGGATTGGGTAAATTTGAAGTAGTCATAGTACGTTAGCCTCCGTTTAAATTGAGATTATCGTACTAGGTCGCGAGGGCGTGTTCGCATATCGTTCGCTTGAATCTGTTGCCAACAGATTGTATTATAGAGGAGTAACGAACGTCCTCGGACCTAGTTACGTATAGCGTGTTATACAGCTAGAAAAGCGTTAAGTTCGCCGTGTTGAGAAGCGTCGTAATTTTTCGCTAAACCTTTGATCACACGTTCTACTTTTTTGTAGTGAACGCCTACCTTACTGCCGATCGAAGCGTATGTAGGTCGCTCACTCGAAAGATGCTCATTAACGATTGCAGTCGTTATGGCATCGGAATTTACTGTTAGGGCCTTGATAAGTTGCAGCTTATCTTGGTCCGTTTTTATTTCTCCGTCTAATTGAGAAATCACCTTATCTTCTATATGGATAACAGCGCCAGATTCGAATGTTGCAGCATTCTCTTCTGCGGTTGAATCCATTAATTTATGTCGTTTAACATATGTTCCATTCTTCCCGCGAATAATATCTATAGATGATTTCTTTAGTTCGTAGATTATCGCGTTTTCCGCGTTTTTTATTTTTTTGTATCGACTGATGAAGACCACTTCCAAAGTTTTTCGTGTAAGGCACTAAGTATGTCTTCGCGAATAACTTGTCTAGTTTTAGAAAAATCAGATAAAACCTTAGAAATTAAGTCTCTTGATTCTTCAAATAGTAGGTTGAAGTCCTCATCCTGCCTAGTTATTTGATAGGCGTTGATTAGCTGTATTAACTTTTCGTGTTTCTTCAACTAAAATCCCTCCTCATTTATTGATGCGTATAAACTTTCCTTTTTGGACACCATTTCATAAAAGAAATAATATTTTCTTTCATGTCCATATATTAGCATGTCTAACATTATAATTATCTAAATAGGAACAATATTTTGATTTAGCAAACTTGTTCAGGTATGTAAACAAAATAAAAAGCCCACCTACCGTGAGATGGGCTTTAAAACTTATCCTCCGATCGCGTTGATTGCTACTTCTTTACCTGGATCTGATACCTGGTTACTATACAGCAACCCTAGAGTTAACACACTCACCAATGTTAAAACAACTAATAAAGTCTTCTTCAAAAACAACATCTCCTTTTTTCGATGAGGTTCCCCTCAAGTTTATTGTCAGGTTTTTGATGAAATCAGTACATTCGCCTGCCTCCATCAAATCCCTTACAATTATAGATGCGTAATACAAATTAGAATCGGACACGAAATCACAAAACTTTTTATAAAGGCTTTTCCGATCTCCTGAAATCGCCTCGAAATATCCGGTAAGGTCAGGGTCGCCTATTTTCCCAACGCAATCTAGTGCATCTTCATAGGAGACTTTTCCTTTTCTAAACCCCTCAACCTTTTTCAAAACATCAGGTGCGCTTTCTTCAACTTTCTTTGATAAGAGGATTCTAGCAAAGTTATAATTATAAACCGCGTACCCTTCTAATCGCTCGTCTTTTAATTCTTTAGCTACTTCAACACTGTCTTTTAAGTAGCTCAAACAAATTGATTCATCTGTTTGCAAGTAAGTCATACCAATGATGTACAAAGCGTCTGAATTCACTCTCTTGTTAATATTAGCATTGAGGAGAATATTTGAGTAGCGTCTAGCTTCTTCTAAGTTGTTTGAAAAAAGGTGTGCATATGCTAAAATCTCAGATAGCCTGTACAAATAACACTCCTTTAAAAACAGATGAGATTTATCATTCAATCCATTTATTTGAACTTCGAGTTCTGAAGCTTTGTTTATTACATATGAGAACTGTCTTTTATGAAGTAAAGTGATACAACCGTAGATGTCTACAAGAATTTTAAGGATTGGGTCGTTGAGGTTTGATAGTTTGTCTAGTTCTTCGTTCATTGAATCGAACTTAACTTTTCCGTGCATGTACTTACTGATAAAAGAATACACCTTGACGTACTTCTCGATAATATTCCGCTTTTCGCATTTATAAGTCTCGATATGTTTATCCAGAAGCTCGATATCTCTAGTTATAGCAGCATACTCAAAAGTCTTTCTTATACAATCGGAGCTCTCGGTTAATTGAGGGCATACGTCTCTCATAAAGGATCTATAATTTTCAGGATCTGCTAATTGCGAAAGGACAAGAAGGCTTCTTAATGTCAGTTTCCGCTTTCCAGCTCTAAGGTTTCCTACTTGTTTTGTAGACAGTTTTAAATATGACGCGATTAATGAGTCGTTTAAATCATCTCTATCCGAAATACGATCAAATAGAAAGTTTCTAACTTTGTCCATGTTGTTCACCCCAGTTTTAAGTAAATGAATGACATTTCCACCACGTTTAAGTATAATTGAATTATATCTCATATGTTTATATACGTAAACATATTATTAGGAGGATTTTTAAAAATGATCGATTTTTCCCCTTTGATGGAGACTTTAAAAGAAAAAGAAATGAATCTGAGTGATTTACGTCAGGTTATGAGTTCAGCTACTCAAGCTAAAATAAAGAAAAATCATAAAGTGTCTGACTCTAAAATGCGTCTAGGAACTATTGAGAAAATATGTTTATTATTAGACGTTCCTGTGGAAAGAGTCATTAGGATTGTCAAGGAATAAATATTGGTAAATGTTCTTTCTATAAGTTAAAATGTTACGGACACCTTTACGAATGGAGGTGTTTATTACGTTTAAGGTCGGCAAATGCCGGATACCCGAATTATGCAAAGATATCGGAATTGAACACGCACAACTCGCAGCCAAGGTCGGACTAGATAAATCGCGTATTTCCGATTACGCCAGTCTTCGCAATATACCGAATATCGAGCTCGCCTATAATATCGCTCGTGCACTCGGCTGTAGACTCGAAGACTTATACGAATGGGTAGAGGTATCCGGCGACGAAACGGAGGGCTAGAACCTCCGGCCGACCTGAAGTTCGGAAATTCCCGAACCGACACGTAATACTGTTCGTACACCCTCCGCACGATCATAAACGTTTCTCAACGCCTCTGCACCGCGCTTTACCAATAGTTCATTAGCGTCTTTCACCTCCGTTATATAACCGTGCGCAAGGCGCACCTTTCCGTTTAAATAACGCTCAATCGCCGCACGTAATTTATCGCCAGCTTTGTCGTTATCTGTAACTACCGTTAAATATTCGATAGGTGACTGCGTAATTATGTCCGCCTTTTTCAAATTAAATGCGCTTCCGCCGGTTCCGATCGCCGGGATACCTACCGAACGCCACGCCATAGCATCGATTTCCGCCTCGCAAATGACCGCGCGCCTTATCCGCTGTCCATAAACGAGGTCCATTCCGTAGACTAAATCGCGAATAGGCCAGCCGCCTTTTACGTACCAGAACGCTTTGCCACGCGTTGAACGATATTTCACGTTAGCGAGGCGCCCGTTCGGAAGCCGCCACGGAATCGCGACCGCATTGCCTACAAGACCCACGCCGGCCTCGCGCTGTACTTCAGCCGCTATGCCGCGTCCGGTCAGATAATCGTTAGGTCCGGTCTGAACGTCCGCTAAAATAGATTCCGGCAAAGGTTCCGGTTTTGAGACAGCCTTAAGTTTCGGAAGGCGAAGCGTTAGGCGCCCGTCTTTATCCGTCGGTGCATACGTTTCCAATAAGTACTCAACGGTCTCGTCTTCGGTTTCAGCGCGCAGGAAAGCGAGCAATTTAACGAACCCACCGCGCGCAAACTCGGCATCATACGCGCCTGAATCTCCCCAATATCCGGCTTTTGCGGACGCTGTGTCTTCAAGATAAACGTAGAAGCTCGGCGTTCGATCGTAACGGAACGGACTGGCTGCGAGTAACCGATCTTCCGTCCATGTGGGTCGCGTCCATTCGAATTGTTCGAGTTCGTATCGGATATCTACGTCGACGTGACGCCCATTTAGTATTAAAGTCGGCATGCGAACACCTCCTAAAGATGTATTTGTAAAACATATTACACGAATGTTACATTTTATACAGTCGGTTTTTGTCGAAACTATTCAGAATTTTATATGAAATTCTTTCCAATCTAGAAATCGAACTGTGCGGCCGCTGCTTCTCCGGCTTCTGGCTGCTTCACGACGCCGATTTGCGGTAGGTAGATAATCTCCGCGGACTCTCCTTCGCCGCCGTCACGCCCTTTATTTAAGCCGATCATGCCGCGCCCTTCCTTTGCGTTCGTATCAACCGCGATTAATAACGCAGCATCTTCGAGCAAGGCTTTCGTTTTCTTAACGTCTTTACGCTGCGGTAATTTAAGTTCTCGCTCGCCATCTTCGCCTGCCTTTTCGTCTTCCTCGTCCGCCTGGGTAAGCGCAAAGATAGTCGCCTTTGTATGGCCCGCTAAACGACGTAGCTTTTGCGATGTATTGGCCGCGTCACCGCCCGCCGTCTTAGACGTATTGGCTTCGTAGTCTAAATAATAAAATGGATCTACGAGCACAACGTCGGCTTTCGTTTCGATGATGTCCGATTTCAGATCGCGCAATGTACGAGAACCAAAGTCTTCGTCATCTACGCCGCGTACCGTAATGTTACCCGGCAATATATCGTTAAGCTTTCCGAGGAATTCCATAAAGCCCGCTTCGAACTCATCGTTTAGGTTTCCCTGGCGGACGTCGCGCGAATTAAATCCGGCCTCCATATTGACGCCGTTAAGAGTCGCAGTCGTAACGCCAAGGCTTCCGGAGATTGAAACGTATAAGCGCACTAGGACTTCGTACCATCCCATTTCCATCGACCATATCAGAACGTTCGCGCCTTGCATCGCACAGTTAACGACTTCCTCTAGCGCAATGGCCGACTTACCGCGCCCCGACTTTCCGTAAATAACGTAGACGTTCGACGATACATAGCCGCCCATAGCACGATTAATAAAGTCGAACTTACTGCGCCATATCCGAAAAGACTCGCCAGCCTTGCGGTTTTCGTATTCGGCTTTGAATTTATCGATGTCGCGCTTGATGTCCGTTCCAACCGAATTTCGAACGTTTGTTCTCATTTTAAGACTTTCGGCCTGCTCCGTCAACCACTCGAAGAAACTTCCCATGTCGCCGCTTTTTTGCGCTGCTTCGAATTTTTCCGCAAGCTGTGGCGCCTTGACTTGCCGGTTAGTTTCCGGATCGATTCGTCCGTTAACAAGCTCGATAAATTCGCGTTCAGCCGCCTGTTCCTTAAGGTTTTTCGCTAAATAGTCGTAGCTCGCCTCGATGTTAAAGTCCGGCTGGAAGTCCGGCACTTCATTCGTAACCATTTCGGCAGTCGGCGCCTGACCTCGGTGCTGCTCGGCGTATTGCATGACATACCGGAAGGCTTTGCGTTCACCTTGCGTTGGCAGGTCGTTTTCAGCGATATTAAAGCGCAATAGAGCGTTCGGGTCGTTCGCTTCGATGGCTTTCGATATTAGTAAAGTTCCGTAGTTCATTCGTCAGCCTCCCGTCTCAATTTCGTCATCACACCGTCAGCCTTCGTTTTATATTCCGCATCTTCAAACGTTGCGTACAGACGCATGTAATCGTTATATTCGTCTAGCAGTCCGTCGATTTGTTTCGCCTCTTCCTTCGCTTTCTTTTTCGCCATATTACTCGCCACCTTTTTGAGTCCTTTTCCTATCTCCGCGACGCTTTCTACGCTGGGCAATGACGGAAAAATGTCCGCAATATTAATCTCAGTGCTCGTCGGCTCTGGATAGTTCGTCATGTCGTAGTCCAGTAGGTAATCTTCCGCGAATTGTTCCCGACATATCAACTTTAGATCTGTTTCGAACGCGTCAAGGAATTCACCGTTAATTACGTCAGTCAACTCGAACTCGACGTATTCACTTACGCCCCACTCCTCGGTTCTCTTTATTTCGCTCCAAGACTCGACGTAGAAAATCCGATCTTTGTATCCGTCTACTGCGACAATATCTCCGATTGCGAATTTCGGCTTCATCTACGCATCCCCCTTTTCGATTCACCTACGAATTCAATCTCGCGGCACAAGTCGCCAATACGGTCGGCCAGCCGCTTTTCTCCGAACACGGTCGCCAGCGATCCAAGCGCAACGTTACTCGTATAGATCGTCGGTAATTGATTCGTTACTCTCGCGTTGATTACAGCGTGCAAATCGCCGCGAAAGCCGTCCGTTGCATCCCGAACCCCTATATCGTCTAGCACCGCAAATGGCGCCGTTTTAGCCGCTTCTAACGCGCGATAATAACGGGCCGCCGCTGGCTCTGCGACTGAATCCGGAACTCGCGGACGGTTGAATTCGTTGTAGTCGTTCTGCCACGCATTCACGTCGAGAAAGTACGCCGGACGCTGAGACGGCCCTAAACCTCTCCGTAATGAGCCGCTGTAATGGACGCGCATCCATTCGTTAAGGAGCGCCGCCGCTGTCGTTGTTTTACCAGTACCCGGTTCCTCTCCGACTAGATACAAGTCTTTAATGCGTTCAGCAGGCGTTATTGTGCCGTCTTGCTGATCGAATTGACGATCGAATGTAGACGCGTAAGCATCGACCGCTTTATAAGCCTCCGGTTGGTCACCTCGCGCCGGCGAATTGCCTAGCGTCACGAGCCGGTATTCACGCGGAAGCCCTGCCGCTGCCGACCGTCCGCCGTTGCCGCTTACGCCGTGCATTGCGATGAAATACGGACAGTGTTGCGTACAGGCGCTGGAGCCCGCCGCTTTGCATCCGTTAGCAAGTACGCAATTATTTTCGTTAGTCATATTCGGGGACCTCCTTTCGTTAGTTCTCGTTTCTTAAATACGCCTCTTTCTCTTCTTCGGTTAAGACTTCGTAATCATCGTTCTCAAGGAAAAACATCGTTCCGAAGCATTCTTCGTGAATGTTTACATCCATCCGAACCCATGTCGGAAAAGCAGTAACTTCATCCGCCGCAGTCCCTTCCGGATAGTTGATTTCTACATATTCCCGATCATACTCGCCGTTCGCAATCTTTTCTCTAATCGGAGACATATCAATAATTTTATGAACACGTAGAACGCTTCCCTCCGGATAATTCTTGCCTCCGTGAATATTCAACCGAATCAAATCCCCGACACTAGCTTTTGCCTTTGTCATTTGCGGACCTCCTTTCGTTATAACAAATCCGATAGTAACTGCGTTATCCGCGCAACTCTTCCTCGCTGTTCGGTCGTTCCAATGTTGTATCTCCCGCCTCTAAAGAGTTCTTCCGTTAAATTTTCGATTTTATCGATTACTGCATCCGTCTGACCTTCTCTTTCGGCTAACTTCGTAACCTCAACGTATTCCGGTGTTCCAAACGTTAGCTGTCCGATTTTCATTCGCCCACCTCTTCGCGTGAGTCGTCGATGATTCTAAATTCGTATTGACGCGCATATTTCAGCGGTACCCACACGCCGGATATAGGCGGCCATGCATCGTCTGAAATAACTAGCGCAGTGTCCTTAACTGCATGGCCTTCAACAACGTCCCCCACACGAACCTCAGTCGGCTGCGGCGCGTTCAAGTATTCGTCCGGCACCGCCAAGCCTAGCGCACGTCTTAGCGCGATTGCTTTACCGATGTGAACGTTGAAGCAGTCGGACGGGGCGGCTTTGGCGATTCCTTTTGCGTATACAAACCCAGTACGAACGCCTCGTAATAGCGTAACAACCGTTCGTTTATCTCGATTAATTACGAACTCCACGTCGCACATTGCAAAGGACCACATATCGGTCTCATATCGCACTCCATCACCGTAATTAGTCAGTTTCTCAACGTCCGCCCTCGCTATCTCAACGATTTCATCCCGGTGGGCTTGGGCGCTTACAGTCGGAGCCTTCGCGTTTAACTGCCGTCTAGCATCTTCGTAGCCTTGTTCATACGCTGCCAACCGTAATTCCTCGATCGCTTCTCTCGCGTTCTCTACCGCTAGGTCGTACCGTGTTTTTCCGTTTTTCATTTCGTCATCCTCCTCGTTTTTAACTTCGCTATTGACGATGACTTCGGCGTCTTCTTTACGGATTGCCGATAAATGATGCGGACCTGTTCGGGTAAAATAGTTAGGGCCCTCGCGTTCTACTTCGAATACCTGACCGATTTTATCTGCATACCAAGCCGATTTACACGTCGCCTTCTTAATCCGTACATACTTCTTCGTTTCCATTCCGCAACCCCTCCTCGTTAATTTACGTCAAAACCACGTATTATCTACGCCTTCATTGCGCTCGGCTCTCTGCTGTTCGGCCTGGACTTCCGTAAGCACACGCGATAAAACACTTTCGCGCATATACGAGAACATGAACGCAAAGTTACAGCCCGGATACTTCAGCGTCGGCTTTTTCTCCGCGAAACATTTATCGATGAACCTCCGCGTTACCTCGGCGCCTTGCTCGTCGATCATCAGTTTTAAGTTCTTCGCCTCCATGCCGCGATTGTTCGTTACGTAAGGAATTCCGTAAGTTTCTTTGTGCTTGGCGTGTAGGTAGCCGATAAAATCGCGCGTGTTCCACTTGGCGGCCGGCTTATCTACTTTTTCGGACATAGACATCGCTCCCTTTCTCCGCGAATTTCGCAATAATACGGAGTCGCGCTTCGGATTTTTCTAAGTGATCCCGCAGGACCTCCGCCTCTTTTTCCAGTGCTTCGATGTGACCGAGTAAACCCGCAATATTACGAGGAGCCTCTTCGATGAACTCCGCATCGTGTTCGCTGATCTCGATATACTTTCCGCCTTCCACGACATCTATGGCGACTCCTTCTACTCCGGAAAGGCACGTTGCGTAATATCCTTCCCACTCCCACGTCCATTCCGCATCAGTAATTCGTTCGACCCTTTTACGAATTTCTGCGAGCCCCGTATTTGTCAGCTTTCCGCCCATCATTCGTCCTCCTCTAACGAGTTTAATTCGCGTTCTAAATCGTGGAGCTCTTCGCGTAGATCATTGATCTCCACGTTAATCTGCCGAATGTCCTCAATAAGTTCGTCTTTCCGGCTCATTTTAGCGCCTCCTTTATACCGATAAGCAGTTCGTTTTCCGCCTTTAACCGCTCATTCTCGCCAATCAATCCGGCGATAGTGCAGCGTAAATCTTCAACCGTTTTAACATTTTCCGCAAAAGAATTCGTTAGTAACTCCGATCTCCAAAGTTCCACGTTTTCGCCGCCTCTCCGCATTTTATCGTCTACCCTACCGAATACCCTCGACCGTCAGTAACGACGCTAATTCGTCGCGAAATTCCCGTATTAATCGTGCTAATTCCGCCAGCGATTGCGCATCCGAAGACCTCAACCGCCGGTTCATTACGTCCATAAGCGCACGTTCGACCGTCAAGTGAAACGCTACCTCGCGCCACTTTTCCTGCGGCGTTGGGTCGGCGTCCGGGTTCTCCGCCAGGCGCTTCGCCCAGTTCGGCGCTTTCGTCGGGTCACTGAAGTAGCGCTCCTTTACGATGATATTGCGTTCGTCTGACGTGAGTTTGTAATCGGGTGATACCGGAATATTAATCGTCATAGTTATCGTTACTCCTTTCGTTATTTAATAAGACATAGCAATCGTCCGCTTTCGCTCACTCTTGCAGATATTCTTTATCGCGATAAGATTCTATTAATCAATAAATATCTGCGCGAAAGGTTTTTAATTGAGCGCTATTATTAGTTTAGTTAAATAAGTCTAGTTAAATGAGTTTAGTTCGTCTTCAAACTGTGAAGTACCTTACTTCAAATCTTGCAGGGGGCTATTATCGTTTTTTGAAGTGCCGCCCGCCACGAACCAATCCGGAGGCTCCCACAGCGTGTATTCATTCGAAGTCTGACCGTTACCATTTTTGCGTTCTTTGACGTCAATGAGTTCGAGTTCCTTGAGCCTACGCAACGCTGACCGCACCGTATTAGTTGAGCATCGGCATTTATCCGCGATAGTCTGGACGCTGGGATGAGACTTCTTACTCGTATTGTCTGCGTGGAAGCACAGAACGGCGTATACGAGCTTTTGCACCGGCTTATCTAAATACGTTTCGTCTGCGATAACCGACTTCGTAACACGTACGAATCTGTGGTCGTGAAAGTCGATCGGACGCTTTGCGTTTGTCATGCCACATCGACTCCTCTCTTCATTTTTATTTCCTCGGATTTTAGTTCCGCCAAAAACGAGTTTAATCGAGAAACTAGTTCGCTATTTCCGTTCTTCAAAAGATTTGGGATGAACTCGCTGATGTGTGTAAGAGTAACGTTAGGATGTGCGAAACTACCTTCGGACTCTTTGGCGTAAATGATCGTAAGATGATCCGTATGGCGCAAATACTTGTCGAACGTTTTACTAGCGCGATTAAATGCGGTATTCTCGCTTAACTTAGCATCGATCCATTTAGTTCCGTCAACAATGAAATCCGGGATGCAGTCATAAATTCGCTTTTGTTCCTCGACCGATCCGGGATGTAGCGCCTTGAGAACTTCACCAACAAGCAACTCAAATTCGCGTCCCTTCGTTATATAGAAAGATGCGTAAGATTCGTTGATAAGTTCGTATGACAATCCCCATTCTTCGCATAATTTCCTAACACTATGGTCGTAATATTTCCGTAAGTAATTTTCGATGTGCCACAGTTTATTTCCGTAAATATACTCACGTCTCAAACCATGCGGAAACGTAGCTCTAACGTAGGCATCCAGCGCCTCTTTTTCGAGATTTTCAAGAACCCCTTTTCTGTATTCGCGAAACTTTGTATCCGAAATGTTGTACAATTCTTTTACTTCTTCGGAAATAAATTTGTTCTCGGATACTGTATACTCGTCGTCGATGTAGAAACATCTTTCAATTTCCAGATGAGAAGGTTCTGCGACTTGCTCGTAGAGACCGTATGCAATTAGAGAGTCTTTCGTACTGCCGAAAGCCCTCTCCAGACGCTTTCTCACAGTGTTGTAATTGTATTTTGTGGAGTCCATCAACTCCTTCCTTAAGTTAGTTACATCAATACCATCATCTATTAAGTCATCTATAAGAAGTAATGCGTTTTCTTGTGTTTGTGTAAGAACCATCTTTTTTCACCTCTCATATATAACTGCGAGTTTAACTTCCAGAATGGCACATCTTTTCACCGAAATTTATTCTGTCACTAATAGATGCGTAGGCACTTCGAAAAATGGACAAAAAAAATAACCCGGCCGTTAAGCCGAGTCATCTTCGTTTTATTTTACGCTGCTTATTTAGTTTTCCACGCACCTTATTTATTGCGGAATATTTTTCGTGTTGGGCCGTAAGTGAACTTCCGGATAGGTGCGTATACCTTTGCACCATCCGTAAATCACTATGCCCCAATAACATTTGTAAATGGCGCATATCTCCGCCGCTTTCCAAATACATAGTGGCCGCCGTATGTCGGAATAAATGCGGATGCACCCGCTTCTTTATACCGACCTCTTTCGCATATTCAACGAGCCGTTTACGGAAATGATCGCGCGTTAAACGTTCACCGTAGTTAGCTAGAAAAATATATTCACTCTCAAAATCCGCACGATTTTCTACTATTAATTCGTTTAGCATTTTCGCTGTACCAAACTCGATAGGAACCGTACGAGCTCGTCTGTTTTTCGCAATAGTAGCCGGAATATAAAGAGTACGCGCTGCAAAGTCGAAGTTTTCCTGCTTAAGTCCGAGCGCTTCCGAAATACGCATCATACCGTCTAATAAAACGTTCATTAAAACGTAGTCCCTAAAATCGGCATACTCACGTTGATTTGGCGCAGCAAATAACATCCGAAGCTCGTCCTCGTCTAAGATCACGATTTCCTCTTCGGGCTCTCTGACGTTCTTTATGCCGTGCATCGGATTATGTTCGATAAGTCCTTCGTCATAAAGCGTCTTAAAGAAAACGCGTAATGTTTTCAGTCGCGTGTTAATCGTGCCAGGCGCAAGTCCTTTCGTCATATGCTCGTCCTTCTTAAAGTAATGATCCTCGAATTTAACCCATTCGTCTTGCATATAGACGATATATTTCCGAATCACATCCCGGTTCATTTCGTGAATGGATCGCGCGATTCCTTTGCGGTCTAGAAACTCGAGAAAAAAGCCGTAGTTGTCTTCGTATTGGCCGAGGGTAGATTCCGCCCGTCCCTCCGATTTCTTGATTGCGCGAAACTGGACGAAAAGCACATCGAGATTGCTCGTTGTCTTTCGTAACGTACGTTCCTTTTTAACGCGTTTTCCTGTTCTATTTGCGGACAT